GCTGTATGGATTTCATCCCACACACTGTTCATATCAATACCGTAAGCGGCAGCAGTTCCTAACAATACGTAAATAAGGTCTCCAATAGCGTCTGCCACCAGGTCGATTCGTTTTAGAGACATGGCCATAAGAAGCTCGTTGAACTCTTCTCTGTGCAGCTTATGGCGAAGTTCTACAATGTTCCCCTCGGGGACTTGGGGAGTGGGGGAAATCAGATGCTCGAACTTAGAGCAGAAGCTAAGTACATCCTGAAACCAATCTCGACTCATAGTCGCGTTAATAAAGGAGAAGGCTATGTTAAACAAGAGAGAAATCAATCAAGCGACCAAGTGGTCTCTGTCAGAAGAGAAAGAGCTGTTAAAGCGAGCTCGAAGAGTGGTTAAGCAAGCGGCTAGAGATTCCATCATACGAGCCGCTAGAAGGCGCCACCCGTTGACGTGGCACGCTGCTCGACAGCACTTGGACAGCAGGTCTGAGGCTATTTTCCATATTGCAGAAGTGGTGATTGGGGAAGATAAGCTTCAGGCAGAGAGGCTTTTTCTAGAGGAGGTAATGCGCGCAGAAGAGGTGCCGTCTTCTGTGTCCTAAAAACATGACTCGCGGAACTTGGTTTCACGTACATGCTCAAGGCCTGGCCATATACTTTATGGTCTCGATACCAATCCTTGTTCTCGCGTACGCATATCTATACCTACCACTAGCGATACTGGTGGCCTTCTTCGTTTGTTCTAGAGCATGGGTAACGGTAAGAAGGCACTACATTGCCCCTCAGATAGAAAAAGAGATTGAGCGATATCTGAGCAGCGGGGCTAAAAAAGAGTAGGGGACATCGAGGTGCAGGGAAATCCCTGCACCTCGTCTCTTCTAGGCAGCCTTGAAGTTTTTCTTAGCCTTCTTGATACCCCACGCCTCGCGCAGGATTCTCAAGTGCTCTCGAAGACCCTCGTCCCCCTTAGATGTGCGGAGCTGATTCTCCAGCTCCCTCACATGCTTTAAGGGGCTGTCCGACCGCCACACTATGTTAGACGAAGCCATGTGATCCACCTTTCCAAGCTATACAGCATACATACGCATCTACTACCACGACTTTTTGGTTTGCACTACAAAAATGAGCTTGGGTTACAAATTGTTGGGAGAGGCGCCAGACTCACTTGGGGGGGAGGGAATGTGCGTTAGCGCCTCTCCCAGAAGGTTATATATTCTCAAGAAAGGTATTTCTTGTCAACCGCCCACAAAGAAGCCTGGATGGCTTTTTCTCATATGGGCCAGTGCCGAGTTCCGCCCTTGAAACAGTTTATTGCAGTGGGGGCACTTGTGTGTGAATAGCTTGTCACTAGGAGTCTCCACTGTCTGGTTCTTCGGAGGTTCCTGTATGGTTGCATTCATTGCTTAGAGGGTAGACTTGTACGGGTTCCTTCAGCGAGACATAAGCGCTGAGTCCTGTTGAGGGGGACCAGTTTATGTCTTTGATTTCCTCTACGCACCCGCATCTCAAAAGGTTAGAGATTTCATCCAAGGCGTTCGCTGCTTCTCCTTCGGAAGGGAGAAACTCGAACAGAGCCGGACGTCCTAAACTATGGTCGCACTCCAGCATTGGACGTTGGTACTCCCATTTTCTCCAAGTCGGCCTCTAGGTCCTCGAGGGTGACAATGATGTCTACCAGGTCAATAGGATGAAAGAACTTGGTAGGAGTTCCGTCCTTCTTCATTTTCGACACGCAGAAAGAGTACAAAAGCCCCCTCTTCCCCTCCGAGGAAGAGAGCTCTGTTCTGACGTCTCCAGAGGTGTAACTCCTAACCCTTTTCCATTTCAGAATCTCTGCCGGGGGTGGTGTGTTTGCAGTTTCTTTCTTAAAGATGCTCATTGTTACTCCATACGCTCTAGTTTGTTTTTGAAGTCTAGAACGCGCTTAGTGTAGTAATCACCTACGGGGTTTCCTGATTCTACGTCCCTTAGCACAGCCAAGGGACCTCTGTTGTACGCTGCAAGAGTGTACTCTAGATCTTCATAGCGAGAACCGTATGTCTTGAGAATATGCACGCCGTAGCGAATATTGCAGTCCACGGACTTTAGGTCGCAGGGTATCCCGAGTTCCTTTTTCCAGAACGGCATAACCTGCATAAGACCGACTGCTCCCGTAGGAGATACGGCTTTGGGGTTGAAGTCACTCTCTGCGGCAATCACAGAGAGGATAAGGTCGGTCTCTTTACCGTACAGCCTAGAGTACTTAACCACGCTAGAAGAAATGTCCCGTGCCACTCGTTTACTTATGCCCTTCTTCATGGAAAAGACTTTGTAATACGTCAGCTCCTTTTCCAGGTCAGGGCACATAGGTGATGTGGCAAGAGAGGACAGGCTACCGTCAAGCCGGTCGAAGCGCTTTTCTACCGCTTTCTCCAGCTCTGACATCCCCTTCTGAAAGGAGTTGCTTTGGTTCCAAAAGAATAAGGAACCTCCAATAGCCAACACCAAGTAGCCTACCCAGGGTACGGGGCGTTTCTCAACTCGGTCCGTCGAATCGGGGTATTCCACCACCCGTAGAGGGGCATGAGCAGATTTCGTAGGCATAACGCTTGATCCCTTCTCTAAAGTTGCGGCTAGATGCCATTTTGGAGATACGCATAGCGTGACTTTTTAGCTCCTCCAGGGTCCCGTGATTGTCGATCACGAAGTCCCAGTCTAGGTCTTGGCCGTCTAGGCCAGTTTCAGAAGAATGTGTTGTGTGGCTCGTAGTGCTTACGTTTCTGTGAATGCGGACCATAACCGCCCCGCAGCGCTTCAACGCCGTAAACTCCTCAATGAACCGAACGTCAGCAACTACAAGCCCGCTAATAGGGCTGTAGGTTGATAAGGCCCTCTGCAGAAAGGATTTCACCCAGATGTCTTTGCCAAAAACGTCTCGACACCCCTCCGTGCCAAGTTTCTGTAAGGCTTGACGGGGGCTGATCCCCCAATAAGGGTCTATGATTTCTTTCAACTGGGAGTCGTTCACTTGGTCATAGCTGAAGCCGAAAATGTCCCTTACTGCATCCTTCAGGGGCTCCGCAAAATGGGTTACTCGAGACAGTGGTAAGTTTTTGACAATGGCTGTGGCCAATGTATCTTTGCCACTGCCTGCCTTTCCAGAAATGCCTACTAACACTAGCGGACCCCCTTCAGCGACTCGTCTCTAATAGAGTCCAGAAGTGCTCGAGCAGTCTCATCGAACGGGGCATTCTGAATCCGGCGAACGTAATACTGAAGCTTGCGGATGAGCGATTTTTCCCTTTCAGTGACAGATTCCATCTCCATATGACGCACTTTCCATTCCAGTTCTGCCACCTTGCGCTCCAAGTAACCTATGTAGTGGTCCGCATCCATCGGGGGCTTTTTGGGCGTAGGGGAAACCACCACTTGAGCGGGCTCTACAGAGACCCCTATAATCTTTCCATTCTTGCCGTTACCACCACCATTCTTCTTCTTTTTCTCAACGACGGAGGCTTCTTCAGTACTCATGGCTCTTTTTTCCCGTTCTTGGACAAATAGTCTTGTACGAAGGACTGAGCTTTGGAGAATAACTCAGAGTCTTCTTTTGTCCACTGCTCGCTAGGAGTCTGGCACAGTCTAACTAGGTGATACAAGTGCGTCACGGATACATGAAGAAGGCTTCTCATAATGGCCATACCGTCATCATGAATGTCGTGAGACAGGCGATCTTCTCGAGACGCGCTACAAAGCAGCATAGTTAACTCCTACTCTCAAGGAAACGTTTGACGTCTCTAATGTCTCCATCCTCAGAACCCAAGCAACCCTCAGGAAACGCCTGGTAAAACTGGCCTCCGTATCGAGTAGTTTCAATACGATTATCGCAGAGTACCACAGCCCCATAGTCCGTTTCAGTCCTAATCAACCTACCCACACCCTGCTTTAGAGCGATAACAGCCTTAGGTATACAGTAGGACTGAAACGATGATTTGCCCTGGTCTCCGTACCAGCGGTTTATGTACTGAAGCACCGGGTCAGTGGGGGGCAGAAAAGGGAACTTCTCAATAACTACACAACTCAAATCCTCCCCAGGGATGTCCACACCCTGCCAAAACGACGAAGTGGCCAATATAACCGATTTAGAATTTCTCTTGAACTGGTTAATGAGTTTGCTCTTCTCCCAGCTCTCCTGACTCAGAATCTTGATGTCCCCCAACCTGGGGAACAAATAGTCCTCCGCGATCTTCAAAGCTCTATAACTAGTGAACAACGCCATCGTCCTCCCACCAATGTCCTTAACGACTGTCTCTATTATTTTAGCCACGGCCAGCGAATGGTCGTTAGAATTGGGCGGAGGAACTCCTCTAGGAATGACCACAAACATTTGAGCGTCATCGAAGGGGCTATCAACAGTCAGCGGAACGTATTCACCATCCCGAAGACCTAGGCTATCCGCCGAGAACTCTAGAGAAAGGCGCCCGCGGCTGTCTGGGGCCGTCATAGTGGCTGATACCGCAATCACCGTTTTGGTATCGAAGAGGTTCTTTCTCAGGAAGTTTTTGGCGTCTACAACCTTGCAGCACAACTTCACGAACCCCTTAACGTTGGACGTGTAATAGACGTGATGCTCCTTCAACACTTTCTTGCCATTGCCACCATCAACCCCCACAGACAGATCCTCAATGTAAGAGGCCTTCTTGTGCAGGGTTTTAGATATAGCGTAAAGCCTGGCCGCCTTTCTGCCTAACGCAGACCGCTCCTCTGCGTTAGATGCCTCTGACAAATCCAAGTCGTTCTTGACGAAGTTTTGAAGAACGCGGCTCCCCTCCCTTAGTGCGCAAGGAAGCTCCTCTCCAAAACCAAGAGGAGATAGGAATATTTGCCCCGCAGGAATCTCTCTAAGCCTATCGAAAAACCTAGAGGCACTGTTAACAATAGCCTGAGCCAGAGAGCGGTGGTGCGGGCTGTCAAAAAGAGGCCTACAGTCTCTCTTGATAGAATGAAGACCTATCTCGAACCCGTTAAAAGACATCGCTATGTCAGAGGCCATATGGGCCTCGTCCATCACAAGATGGCGGTACTCAGGAAGAATAGAGGCATTCTCCTTAGTGGCCTGCCGGACTAAGACATCGGTATAAAGCATATGGTAGTTGGTGACCACAACATGGGGCCTTAGATAGCGAGAGGCCAAAGCAAAGCAGTTATCGTGAAAGTCGCACTTGCCTCTAGTGCAGTCATCAGAAGAACAGCACACCTCGCTCCAGCAATCCTCTGACACAGAAACTTCCAAATCCGACCTATCTCCGGTATCTGTCTCCCATCGAAGAAGAATGTCGAGCTCGTCGTTCGACCCGGCCTTACCATCCTCTATCAATGCCCGGACTTTGTCCTTACAAAGATAGTTGCTCATCCCTTTGACCAAGGAATACTTCAACTCCTTGCCCAGGTTTTTTTCAATGACCCGGCCAATCAGAGGAAGGTCTTTGTTTATCAGCTGCTCCTGTAGAGTTATGTTTGCGGTAGCTATGACTACGGTACCCCCGCCCTCCATTGCCAACATAGCGGCGGGGATACCGTAACCAAGGCTTTTGCCCGTACCCGTAGGGGCTTCGGCTATCAAATGTGCTCTCCTTGTGAGGCACGACAGCGTCAGTACCGCTAACGTATCCTGGCCTTTTCTTGGCCTATAACCATCCAGCTCTTTAGACAGCCACCCACCTTCACCGAAAACCTTAATCATAGGTACGGGCATAAGATTCTCCTAGCTGTAAAACCTAGCTCTTCTTAAAAACCACTCACCCTTTTTCGGGTACATGTTCCAGTGAGAACCGCAAGTAGGGCATATCCGATGGCCGGGCACTGACCCAGCCTCTGCCCACATAATTTCAGACCTTTTACAGTCCGGGCATTGCACATGGTCTGGCCAAGGTTCCTCGCCTAGGTCGATAACTAAACCGTCGTCGTCGCAGATCTCATATCTCATAGAGAACAGTTCTGACCATGTGGACGCCGGCTCTTCGCGAGATTCGACACCAACCCTGACGCTGTAGTCCTTCATTGGATGCCAGCCACCTTTCCTGCAAGGTCCTCCAACTCCAAAGAGCGAGCAGCGGTGCACGACTGGGCAAGCAATGAGATAGCGTTGGATAGCCTCCACGCGGTTTGACCCGCGGGCATGGTTCTTACCTCTGCGGAGTTGTAGAGCTTGGCTATCTCCTCAGACTCTTCCTTGTTGATCCTGGACTGGTCCTTGAGGGACTTGATAACGGCTTTGGCATCAATCTCCCGCTCTGCTGCATCCTTGACCCTATCCAGCTTTCCCTTGACGGCTTGGGGGCTGAGGATTGCTTTGGTGACATCCTTTACCAGTGAGGCAGTTGCTTCCGTATCGAGCTCGTAAGTCCGGTCGGACAACTGAATGTCCAGAAGAGAGACCTTTCTTCCAAGATGAACTTGTCGAAAAGCGTCTTCGCACATGGCAAGGTTGGTGCACCACAAGCGGTACACAAAACCCTTCATCGTCAGAGCTCCATCCCCAAAGTCAGAATTCTGAAAGACAATGCCGAAAGCCATTACCTCATTAGGGACTGGCTCGAAGATTTGAGGAAGAAGCATCTTCAAGAACACTTTAGTGTCCAAAGACATTGCGCCGATAGGGACCGCTCCGTATTGAACGGCCTGCTCCACAAGGGCCCCAACAATAGGCCTACTGTCGATACGTCTGAATTTGTCAGAGAGGAATCCACGAACCTCATTGTTCACGCTTCTGGTCAGATACACCTTATCTTGCCGACCAAAGGCGCTGTTAAGTATGGAGCAGAAATGAGGAAGGTATTCTGGGTCGGAGTAGAACTCGGCCGACTTAGTGGGGGAAGGGATTCCTATTTTCTCCCCTACCTGAATAAACGCGTGGCGATGAACGGACTGGTCATTCAGCCTAAGAGCTCCCTGGTCGGCCTTGAATAGTAGGTTAGAAGACGCCTCATACCTGTCTACGGGCTGTTGCTCCTCGATGGTGTTCAGGGTCTTTTCTGCGCCAGCTTGGCCGTTCTTGATAAGTGTTTCTAGGATGCTACGAGCATGGTTAGCCGCCTCTTTAGAAGCCACGGCATAGTCACGAGAATCGTGATGAACAAGCATAGAAGTCTCCTGAAGGTAAAAGGTTAAGCGGTCTCTTCTTTATTGGTAGGGGGGAATCTGCCGCATTGAACGTGATGAACCAGCTCTACCAGCTCAAGCTCTCCACGAACGTCCTTATGTGCCTTTAAGGCCTCTATCAGCCGGGGATAGTGCTGCTTTATCTGCTTGGCCAGCTTTTGCGCTTCCATAAAGGGAATACCCCTGGAACCAAGCCACGCCTTAGGGTCTACTGTGAGCATACAGACCTCCTCTATACAGGTCGTTCTACAATGGAAGCTCCGTCCCCCATGTTGTTCATAAGGGCTCTGACGTCATGATTGCACCTTTGCCATTCAAAGGCCGGGCCGTAGGAAGCGGGGCCTAGGACTATTCTCGAATCTGGAGAAGGTACATAGTGCATCCTGCATCTCCCCTTCTCCAGATTCGAGTAATCGTAGACAGCAGATTTGGCCGCTACGTTCTTCAAATTTAGGATGTCCAGATAATATTTAAGCGGTGCTCCGCTAGAGTAGGCTAGCTTGTAAGAACCGCTGGGCGCGCCCTTTACTCCACGCACTTCGATCTGTATATACGCCGCCGAATCAGGAGTTGTTTTCACGGAATCGGCTCTCTTACCAAGGGTCGAAGACGTGCTTTCTGGACCTGTAGGACGAACTACAGGTCCAGAAAGAAGTAAGGGGCTGGAAACAATCATCTTAGTTGTTCTCCCCGCCGTACCAGTCTTCCGAATCGGACTTAGCAACGTCGCTCTCTCTTTTCAGACGAAGAGCAAACTCTTTAAGCCGCTCCACGTCCTCAGAAGAAGGAGATACGACCGATTCCACCATGAATGAGCTCAAGATCGAGGACACCAGCTCAGAAAAGTGGGCGGACATCTCCACCTGAACGGTTCCAAAAGACGTGGTACCAACATTGTAGCCACAAGAAGCGACACAGCCCGAGTTATTCTTTCCTGTAACAGGAAGCTCGATGAAACACGCCTGTCGAATTGCACTAAGCGACTCTTCAGGTAGTTTAACCGAGACCTTTCTACCCCAGCGCTCGAGCAAGATGTTTGGGTCTCTGGATCCTGGAAAGGTGATACCGATAAGTCTCGTGTTTTGCATCACACATACTCCCAACCAAATAGGTCTGCTGGATGAACTTCGCCCTTAAGGCACTGAATGATCATCAACTGAGAATTAAGAACGATATGGTCTGGCGCATGTCTTAGCTTAGCCCTAATTGCCTTCTCCATTGATTGGCATCGGTCCAGAGCATCATCAGCAAGCTTGTACGGTCCTTTAGGAGCAAATACTCGAGACTTTGGCTTAGGACCTGTCCTAGATTCCGCCACGCCCACCTTTTCTTCCATCTTCCGAACTTCGACCATTGCCTCTTCTTTAGGCTTGCCCTCAATCTTTGGAAGAAGCTTCTCTTGAGCTGGTTTCGGAAGCGTAGCGGCACGAGCAGCAACCCTAGGATTAACTCCTCCCTCCTTCACGCCCTTCTTTACCGCTTTCTTGATGGCCGGAATGGCTTTCTCTTGTACTCTAATCGCCTCAGTAACAGTCCTAATCTCCAAGGCCATTGAGATTGAGATCTCTTCAGGAGATGCTCCCAACTTGTTGAGCCGGCAGATTCCCTCGAACTGCTCTTTCTGAGACAGCTTCTTCTGATCCTTGTTGGTAGTAAGCGCGATGATGTACGCGCTCTTATCATCTAGGAAGCCATGGTTGACCGCGGGTATAGAGGTACAACCAGCCTCTTTGGCGGCGTTCATTCTACGATGACCGTCGATAAGAACTACTCCGTCGCCTTTCTTGTTTTTAGAACGCACATGAACAGGGTTGAGTATCCCGTTCTGCCGAATAGACTCTACGAGCTCTTTTTCCGGTGTGGCGTTCTTTCTAATATTAAAGGTCGGGTCAATCTCTATGTCTCTTGGGTCGAAGAAGGTTAGTCCGTTCTGGGAGGGTTTTTTCACCTAGGTCTCCTGACTGTTTTAACCGGCGAACGTATTCCTCACCTGAAGATACGTTGACGCCGTGCACTTCATAAAGCTCTGAAGAAGTTCCAAACTCCACAGCAGGTAGCTTGGGCTCGGCCACCCGCACATCCGGAAACATTGGAACTTCCCCCGTAAGTAGCTGGTACAGTTCGACTAAGGCATAACAAAACTCCTCAGTTCTTAGCCAATCTTTTTCTTCCCCCTTACGACGAAGTCGATCAGCTTCGCGATGGTAATGTTCTATAAGTCTAGTAGCTGGCTCTTTGTTCTTTATAGACCTGGCCATGTACCCGCGGCATTCGCCTACCCCACCCCTTGTTTGAACTTCAGCACCGCATTCCTAATCACCTTCTGGCTCTGTCCTCCTTTTTATCGTCCTTTAGATCGTCTTTCTTCTCTTCAGTAACAAACTCAATCTCCCAAAGAATGCCGTCCCGCCACGCAGCGTACCTTGGAGCTCCAGACCCTAAGACAGGACGTACCCAGTTGAAGTTATTTGCTGCCGTGTCGTTAGGAACGATGGCATCGCTTTTCAAATAGACGTGAAGCGGATTGGCCTGGACAATTTCCCCTTCGGGGTCCACGCAGAACACCGCAGTACCGTAGTGATACAGGCTCCGGGCGGCCAAAACCCCCAAGTGAACTATCACCCCCGGTTTCTTCAAATCCTCCCTACCTACAGACTCAACAGGCCCAGCCCCCATCCCCAACTTCTCTAACGCCTCTAAAGCTTCTGCTTCCGAAATTACGGACATAGACACTCCAAATTGTTGCTTGGTTGCGATATACAGCCGTTTCGGCAAAACAGCTAAGAGTTCCCTCATATTTCTTGTACCAAGAAAAGGGTAAAGGATTTCAGTATGGCCCTATATCGAACTTTCGTACAGTTAGACCCCTATGAGAGGTGGATACTGTCCGTTTTCCAACACGCACTGTCTTCTCAGAAGAAAAAGAAAATACCTACCTCTGCCGTAATTTCGGCTATTGTTAGAGAAGCGTGGGATTTATTGCAAGCTCAATCTGACCCTCAAAAGATCGAGGAGCTTAAGAGGTCCGTACCTATGCCGGCTGAATTGAAAATGGTGTTAGAAGGAACGGCCGACCTCTAGGCCGACCGTTCCAAATGGCGAGCGATGGACCTCGCCAATTTCAGGGACTTACTTTACCCACTCGAGGAGCGTAAGCTCGAGGACCCTCAACCTTTTTTAAGACGTTTCTTACCCTCTGCCTGCGCAAGAGACGTCCTTCGGTTCCGTGAGGGTGCTCAGTCAGCATGTGGGCGTTGTCTTCACCGGTCAGCCCTGGAATGCCCGGGACATTAGCTGCGTGCTTGGAAAGCACTTGGGCACAGTAGCTGAGGCGAAGAATGTCCATTAGAACTGAAGCCCGCGCCCACCGACGGTCTTAGGGGCCATAGCCGCACCGAAACGCGCCTGCATGCGAGCCTTAGCCGGATTGACCGCAGCTGCCGCAGGCCCTGCCGCCATAGGTCCAGCAGGCATTTGGGCAATGGGCTTAGCTACGTCAGCCTTCAAGGCCTTCATCAGCTTGCCGCCCTGAGTGAAGCTAATGGCTTCTTTGTTGAGGTGTCCAATCTTTTCCAGCTCATCAAAGAATGCCGCAGTAGTAACATCGTTGAATGTCATAGTACTTCCTTATGCCGCTGCCGGCAGAGCTTCCGTGTCAGAAGCATCCAGCCCAACAAGCGCCAGGGCGCTTACAGCCACAGGCACCAAACGCTCGAATTGAACAGCGACGTTCTCTTGGATCACTGTTCCTTGGGCGTCAGTAGCCACCTGATGGCTGGGGATGTAACAGGCCTCCAGATAGCCGCAGCCCACCGTATCCTCATTGCTGTCCCGGAAGTAAGTCATGAGACCTACCGGCTGGGAGAAAAGGTCAGAGGCCAGGTTGAGATACAGATTCTCAAAGCCGGCAGGGATCTTCACATTGTGGGCGTTCGCCACTGTCAAAGCACCAACGTTGTTGGCGCCAATGACCGAGGGGACCAGCGTAGGGGGGAACAGGTCCTGGTAATAGGCGTACATGACTCGAAGAAGCGACGGGCCATGGTACATCACCCGGCTCAACCCCAACTGCCCCACAGTTCTTCCAGAAATGAAGAAGGACCGCTCCGACCCAATCTCCCAGATACGGGCAAATTGTCGGTTGTGGCTGAGGTTAAAGTTCTGGACAATGCCGAGAGGGAAAACGATTTCGTCCGCCCCCTTATCTGTAGCGAAGGTAGCTGACCCCAAGTTCGACAACCGAGGCGGGCCGGCTGCCAGTAAACAGAACGAGGCATTCAAGAACTGACCATCGACAAGACCAGCCTGAACGTAGCGATCGTAAGGCTGCCATTGACTCAGTCTAGCCACCGTTGTCTCCTTTCACTCAGCCCGGCGGCATTGCCGACGGTCCCAGTACGAGTTACGCCACAACTCCAAGTGCCACAGCATTGCTCACAACACCGTTTGATGACACTCGAAGAATAGCCGCATCCGTTGCCGCGCAGCCAGTCAAATCCGAAACCACCAGAGGAAGGGCTGTGTCTGTCAAGGACCCCACAACCTGCTGCTCGATGCCGTTGATCTTGACCTCAAAGCCGGCCCCTGTGCCACCAGACAGGTTTGTTGCCGCCAGAGCAGCAACACTACCCGTACCCCCACTCACCACCTGAACCAATGTCTTGGCAGTGGCGTGGGCATCTACAGCCGCCTTCACCGCGTTGGCAGTCGAGCCTCCAGCAGCCAAGGTAACTGTAATGGCCTGGCCCACCACGCCCACAGAAAGCGAACCACTGCCCGCCACAACGGCCACGGAAATGGAATTGCCGGGCGTGCCGGGTCGATTGGCCGTAAAGGCCAACGAGGACGTCCCTGTGCCCGCCGTAAGCGTCGCCTTCGACTGCCCTTGAAGGAAGCCACTACCAACCACCCCGCAAGTGATAGGGACACCGGCCAGGCTCAATCCCATGCCGCCCGGCACCCGACTGATGAACGGGAACCCAACCCGACCATCCGACTTCACAAACGCAGATTCGATGTCTCCGCGAAGATCTCCCACCTCGCCCGTGCTAAGATGAGGAACAGAAGGAGACTGACTGCCAAAAGAAAGCGATGCCATGTATCACCTCTCCGAATCAAAAGTAAAAGGCCCCTAAACCCGCAACTAGATTACAATCGTCAAACGAATGTAATTGCAGGGATAAGGCACGTCCAAGGTTTCGTCGATAAGCACCGTATCCGGCTGCTCAGCACTCTGAAGGATGTTGTTGATATCTCCACCGATGATGATGGAGTTATCAGACATGAACTTCAGCATGCCGGTGACAACCGTAGACAACGTGTCCAAGAACGGCTGGGTGATGTTGCTTCGACCAATGAAGTTTCTAAGACCCAGTCTCTGGAACTTGGAAGCGTAATCAACCACCTTCGTAATCGAGAGCTCGCGCGTCTCAATCGACGTCATCGAAGTAGACAACTGATGGCGGCAAGTCACCGGAGAGCCCTGAACGTCCTGAGCCAGGATATAAACACCGCCCGCCGCCATCACGTTCAACTGCTGATTCGTGAAGACGTCGTTCGACCCCACCAGTCTGGTAAGGCCGACAATCGGATAGTTCGTAAACCCTTGCTGAGGAGGAAGTTGGCCCACCATGCCGGCAACGCACGCCGTAGCGTAGTAGCCCTTCACCACCTGCTCCAAGCCACTCACGTTGATGCCAACCTGGTCCGGATGCACGTAGAAACCACGACGGAACCCGTACGCCTGAGCTGCAGCCTGAATGGTCTCAGCGATGCGTCCGTAGTCCGGCTTAGTCGTGCCCGGAACCACTAACTGGTCGCCTCTAATGCTAACCGACCAGTTGTCGCTAACCACCGGAGTGGAAAGAGCAACCGTGTGGTAAAAGTTGTCTGAATTTCCGTCCCCAGACACAAACGAGGTGCGAAGATAGACCTTCGTGCCGTTCTCTACCTTTTGAACCAGGTAGTTTTTGTCGCTACCACCAAGATCGAGGTACACCTCGTTCACAATCGGCCCGCTAGTGGGGTTGATGTCAATGTTCGGGTCAATACCATTCTGAATGAGAGCAGGGGCCAAGTTGACGTCCACAACGACTTGGTTGTTGACGACCGTCGAATTGGCATCCGTTCCTGAACCTAGCACAGTCGAGTTTGCGCGAGTCTGAATGGGCGGGTTGAAGAACAGAATGCGTTCGCCTTTCTGTTCCGGCTCGCTCATCGCATTGACGTGAGCCATCATGGCCTGATGAATGGCGGGGTTCTGGCTAGCAATGGCCAACGCATACACCTCTTGGTTCTGCAAGAAGTCCGCGCACGAAGCGTAGCCAGCCGGAGTTCCGTCCGGAGCATCATCAGAAACCTCGGGCACACCAATAGCTGCCACAGACACAGAAGGAGAATTCAGCAAAGCCAGGTAGCACATCAGGGAGCCGGGATTGTCCGTGCTGATAGGGTCTGCCACCTCTCGAAGGGTATCGACCGAGTCAATAACCAGCAGAGAAGGGTTATCCGCCTCCGGGCTAAGGTCAAGTCGAAGACCCTTATACGAGATAAGTAACGACGCACTGCCCGGCGCATACGGAAGACCGGTAAGTCCGTCTCTCAAAAGCTGGCTCTGAATAACCGCGTCGCCATTCACGTCGAGAGCAAAGTCCGGGGCAGGACGTCCGTCACCAAAGTCCTCTTGATTGGTCGTAAAACCAAGCTTCGTATTGGCCGTACCGTCCAAAACCTTAACCTGAGACGACTCCCCGTACTTCTTCGAGGTGAGGCTAAGGAACGGAGGATACGACGCATCCGCAGCCGCAATACCGGGAGTGAGCTCGTTGATCTTGTCAACGACCTGTAAAAACGACGTACCCCCATCGTCCTCGTCAGCTACGAAGGTCACTTGGTGCTGGGCAGCGCTGGTGTCCAACGACCACTTAAACACGGTGCCGTTGAGGTTCGTGTCCGTTCCGGCGTGCGTCACAGGAGGAGCAGCCGTGAAGATGCTGGCGCTATCAGCACTAATGAGGATAGAGGCCGTAGAACCGACGTTCTCTCCACGAGTTCGGATGGAAAGATACGTGCCTGTAGCCGAAGGAATTCCAGCAGACGTGGACTTGTAAGCCTCAGTGTATCGAACCGAGTCATTCCACGCAGCCACGCATGCGTCGATACCCGTAGCCGAAGGGAGAGTGAACGTAGAAGCTCCCAACGAAGAGCCGAGACGAGTGACCGTATAGGTGATTGACTCGGTACCCGCGAATGAAGCAACCGGGTTCGTGCTAGTAAAGATAGCCGGGGTCCCCTTCATATAACGAACGTTCTCCCCAACGTCGCCCACCGGAAGAGAGGTGAACCCCAACGCCGTCGCCACCGTAGAAGAGACCACCGTAATGGCAGCACCACTGCCAGTGTTATCGGCTTTGGTACGAAGACCCAGCCGGCTAGTAGAGGCGTGGGCCGTATGGTACGCCAGCGTTATCTCTTCCCCGTACGGGTTGGAGAAATACGCCTCAAACGGAGCGTCCGACAGACCGTTGATTGCAGACACCACCGCGGACAGCGTAGCCCACCCAGAGCCGCTACTCACTGTGTAGGTAGGAAGAGCGACCCCGTTCTCCACGACGTTGACGACAATGCTTTCCGCAGGACCAATCGGGAATCCACCAGTAGCAGCCGCTTGCCCGCACACATACGCAGGGGACTCATCGGCAGTCTGAATTGTCCCGGTCAATGTTGCCGCTTCGCTGCTAGACGGAACCGGGTAGGTAAGGTTGTTAGCCCGCACCCACACTCGACGAGGAGCAAAAGCCCTGTCCTGAGAAACAATACTTTGCTCTACCGCCATAGTGAGCTGGTCGCTCTGAACCTCTAGTACCTCGCCGATGTTCACCCCGTCTGCGATAACCGTATCGCCCGCCTCCACATACGACGTAACGAAAGGAGCAGTCGTCGTAGTCTGGGCGGTACCCGGATAGGCATTTTGAAGAATCTGCTGAGACCCCATATAGATCTTCAGACGAGGGCTCGTCGTGTCTCCGTCACTATCATCGTCGGCGTAGAAACCGGAACCGACGGCAACGGTGTCGTACGATGCGCTGAAACCGAGACGGTCAGTTCCCGCAATCGCCGTTCCAGTCTTGCGAACAACAACAGAAGACTTAGCCCCGTACTTGGTAGAGCTGAGCTTCAGCTTGTCAGTACCGTCATTAGAAGCGACGCCAGGAAGAACAGCGTTGACCTGAGCAATCACCTCATCCAAAGTCAAGTTACCACCGGCCACGGCCGCCGAAAACGTCACAGTTACGTTCTTCGAGGTAGGCAGGTTGGCGCCAGAAACGAACTCCGAAGAAGACAACGAAGTGTGTGCATCGAGGCACAAGATCAGAGTTCGCCCATCCACGTCAAAACCGCCAACAGGCTCCGTAGTCGATCCAACCACGTATGGCTGAGTGGATACGTCAGGATCGAGATAGGAAGTCAGGAACGCCTGAGTCTTCGACAGCTCAATCAATGAGCCACCAAACTCGAAGAACGCTCTGACGCTGTCCTCGAGCACATTCACCTGGTTAATGTTTCCCCGAGGTGAAGGGAACGAAGATTGATCAACGACCAGCTCCGTCTGAGTATAAGGGTCCTGGAGCCGGGCATTGTCGTTTGTCGTTCCATCCGAGTTGAGGGCTTCGATGACCTCAAAGAACGGTGCCACAATGCAAGGCACCAGAGTCGGAGTAACAATTGTCGGCGAGGTGGTAGCGAACTGTTGCACTACCTCAACGCCCGGGCGGGGAAGTTCTGCTGCTCCTGCCATTTTCCTACTCCTCTTCCTCGGACGGTTTGATAACCACTACCTTCTGGGTGAACGCAGTTGAAGGAGGACTAGGCATAGGCGTAGTCTTCACAGGAACCCCATTCACCATCGGTGGGCGCAACTTCATTGATCGACCTGCGCTATATATAGGAGCAGCCCCATCAATGTTCATTGCAATCTCCAACCTGTTCCAAAGCTCTGATGCTCTTTTTATACGCCATTGAGGTTGCCAATAGAACGGAATGGAAACCACCACCTCCACCAACTCAGTCTCGGCTGAAGGACCAGTAAACTGAGTCAGGGGACCCTCAGGGCCAATATTGTGATTCACACCCACATGAAACAAACCACCGGTTCTCATCAAAATACGGCGCAAGATGGTCGTGTAGAATGAGCTGTTCCAAGCAATCCTTCTAGAGTGAAGTCCCTCTTTCGCCTGGCAGTGGTAGTTGATGGACATGGGGACTAGGTCGGTGTGAGTCCTTTGACCGTCGCTCATCTGAATACCCTGAAGCTGGTCAAGACCCAAACCCGCAAACTGAAGTCCACCTAAAACACATACAATGTGGGGGCGCTTCTCTATTGCGTCCAGCCTGGGCTTTTCTGCCGTAATAACCATCTCGGTGTCTTCCACCGAAGGTTTCCACTTCATCCCATAACCTTCAGGAAAATCCCTATAAAGGTTCTGGAGAAAGTAGACGAACAATCGCGTGAGGTAATACATCGGGTCATTGTCTAGACCCACACCCTCCCCAGAAGTTCCTATGGGGGTAAAGTTACAGACGCTGACGCTCTCTCTCGACACGCCTGCGCTCCTCTTCAGCTTGTCCAGCCGCGGAAATGTTCTGGTATGCCTTCCTAAAAGCTAAGTCCGATAGGATTCCAGAAACAGAACCACCAACGCCCATAAGCATCGTGAATTTTTCCGGCCCCAGCTTCTCGTAAAGCTTAGGTATGACTTTAGGGGCAACAACAAAACCTAAACCAGCCCCAATACCAGAACCAAGACCGGCCAGAGCAGCGTGGCGCAAAAGCTCCTTAATCTCTACAGAGTTTGGAGGACGCCACTCTTGTTGCTGATTAGAGGCGTTAGGGGACTCTTCAGCAATCTTAGTCAGCTCGTCGAAAAAAGACTCTAGAGAAATTCTCATAGAGGAACCTCGAATCTATCCGTCGCGCTAATGTCCGGGTCATTAGACGGGTAGTCCACACACATAGGTCGAGTGAATTCCCTCTCAGGACTGTGCATGAGGTTGGCTGGGGACTGAACGGGGACGGCGTACTTAATGTCGTCTTTGGGATAGGCAGTAAGAGACAACTCCTGCCTAATTGTTGCTCTGCCTTTTTCAGTTACAGATACCGCCTCCACGAGCCAGCGTTTGTTCTCTGCCTCAACAATCATGTCCTTAGGACGAATAGGAGGGAACGCCCAAGTTCGTGCAGTCGTCTTGACGAATTGGTGCTCTTTCAAGTCCGTTCTTTGTGGCTGAATAGGAGAAGGGTCTATCTGCACAAAGATTCCCATAGGCGTACAAAAACCCCCCACAAAGGTAGTATCGTAGCAAGAGTGGCAGTTCTGCTGCACGGCTCTTCCAATAGTGTTCCCCCTCGAACTAACGTCCCAGCAGTGACCACAACGCTGACCAAAGGTTAGCTGAGGAAACAAAAATACTAGACGACCGGCAAACTCTTTGAACAAAAGGGCTTCGCGCCTTTGGATTTCGAGGGCAATTCGATCAGGAGGGGCTTGAAGGCATTGAGGCCCGTGCTCTGAAGAAACTTGGTCGGAACGACGTACCAACCTGATTTTGTAAAAGTAGTTTCTCCACTTGTGTAGCTGTTGGACATCCCCATCCCTAAACAGGTAAGTGTTATGGAAGGGGCCGGCGATCGTATTATACGGACCGGCGGCCCCATCCACACTTCGGAGAACAAAGAAATCGTAAGCGCTAATGGACTCTTCAGACTGAGAATTAAGAGTCCAAAAAACATCTAAATGGTCCAAGTCGTACGACCGAACCATTATAGATAGTACCTCTATCAACCCTGCTCTCCTTGCATGCCCGCCATGTATCCCCTCTGTACCCCAGCCCCATACCCCAACTGGGCGGCCCTAGCAGCTCTCAGAGCGGACAACACCTTGTCGGCCTCAGCTTCTCGAGTACCGTATTCCTTACCCTTCGCAGCCCCCAACATACCGCCGCCGATACCACCCAGGGCACCGCTGACGGCGGAAGTTGCTACTCTAGGAAGTCCCAATACCCTTCCCAATCCGTAACCGGCAGCTGCTCCACCTGCAGCACCAAGCGTTCCGCCCCCGATTCCACCAAGAATCGCAGATTTTCGAGCACGTCCCGGGACGTCTTCTCTTGCCCGAGCCTCTTCCATCGACTCTTGAAGCTCGGAAATTGGAAGGCCTACTTCTGCAGCTTCCTTGGCCAACATTCGGCCAACGGCGTCTCCAACCTTCAAAAGAAGAGCAGCGGTCTTGTTTTGGCCTCCTGAAGGAGAAAGAGCGTACCCAGCGCCTAAACCGGTCGCGCCAGCCACTCCAGCAGCAACCCCAGGATGCTGAGTAGCAACCGCCTTTAGACCAGCACCAACACCCCTAGATTGGCCCGGGAGAAGTGGTCCAGAAACTCCCTGACCTAAAGGACCAGCAGCGGCCGTTTGGTACGTGCCCTTAACTTGTCGGGCCTTGTTCGCTACGGCTCCAGGAAATCCCTTAACCGCTTTGACCACCGAATCCCATGAAGCGCCCTTAGTCAAAGGACCCTTGTATGGAGGACCCTGATGCTGCTTACCCTTCTTGCCCTGACGAGAAGCAATGCGAGCCTTCATCCCCGCAGGCATGTCCGGGTGGTCCCGCTTCAAAGCTCCATAAATCTCTTTGACCTTGGCAGGCCTGTTTTGCTCAAGAAAGGGCGGCATGTCCTTCTTTGCCGATTTGGAGAATGCCACCTTCATAAGGTCTTCGTCAGAAAGAGACGCGAACGCCTCCTTCTTCATCTCCTCAGACCGCTTCTCTTCAACAAGAACTTCCAGATACTGAGACAAACTCATCTTCTACTCCTTAGTACCCGTAACCTGGAGGAGGTTGCGGCTGAGGATTGGCTCCAGAAAATGCCATGTATCCGGCCGCAGGAACTCCTAAGGCCGCAGCTCCTATAGCCCTATTGGTCCAGTTTGATTGGGGAGTTTGACCTTGAACTTCGGGAACAGCTCCCTGCGCGGGAGCAGCTCCTTGAACAGGAGCAGTTGCCTGAGCAGGGGCCGATTGAGGACGAGCCACCTGATTAGCCGGGACAGTAGCCGGAGCGGCAGTTCCCGAAACGGCAGGCTGAGAAGGCCTTACCACAGGACCAGTTCCAGCCTGACCGGACAAAACCCTTTGCTGCCTAGGGTTGGCCTGTACCCCACGTTTCGCAGACTCAGCAGCAGCCATTTGCTGTCTTTGGGCTTTCGTCAGCGTTGGGGGATTAGCGCTGGCGGCCATAGAAGCTGGCATAGGCTGATTCGCTGACAGCCTCTTCTGGGTTAGTCGCGCTTTTGTCCCTTTTGCCGTAGCTTTCAGTCCGTGGGCCTTATTCGTCAGAGTCTCCACCTGCGCTGGAGTGGATAAAGTCTTTCGTCCTATTCCGAAGGTGTTCTTTACACCGCCAACGGCCTTATCAATGAGACCGGCCTTTTTGCAGATATCTTTCGCGCTCTCCAAGTAAAAACTAGCCAGCTCTAACTCTTTGCCGCTGGCTGTTTTTCTTAAGAGTTCAAAGCGGGGGAGGTTGTCATGAACCTCGATAGCCAAGGCCCACGGGTCTTTACCAAGAACGTAGGCCATCTTGCAGAAATCTTCCCCAAACACCTCTGCGTCAAGAACTGGCTTCTTCAGCTCATAGAAGTAATGGGCAGCGGCGTTCTTTTCTAACGCCCCAGCACCATGACTTTCCCACAGGCGGTTAATGGCTTGCGCCAGCAATGTCCGGGTCATTAGCCTAACCCCTTTCGCCTAGATGAAGTAGAAGAGGTACCAACGACCTTCCTTCCAAAAGATGTCCACGATCTTAGATTGGACGATAGAATTGTCCGCAACGAACTTGCACATCTCTTCAGGAGTCGTAAAGTTGGCGTGCTTCATCTGTCAGTTCCTCTAAACAGGTCAAATTTCTTAGCAGCCTGACTATAACGTCTCTGCAAACGGTCCAGAAGATGAGGGTTGGTTAGCAAAATAACTGACTATCCTGGGATCGGACGGGGCTGTCGGCCCATTAAGGTAGGAGTGGGTCTGGTCTTCGCACCAATCACCCCAGAAGCACGATTGCTCAAATCCCTCACAGTGCCGGTCAGACCTTTAGATGCCTCAGAAATACTCGACAGAGCTTGAGATGCCACATTACCAGGCTTAGGACCCGCAACGTTGTGTAAAGCCGACACGAACCGAGTAATAGGCCTAACGTTTGCAGGATTAGATAAAGAATCCGCTACCCCCCTTGAAATAGTTTTTGGTGCTTGAGAAGCAGGAGATAAAAACACCTCCGTAGCTAAGTCGCTCATCCTGCTTCTTTTCTTTGGAGATAGACCCGCACGGACGACGTCTGTCTTTGCCTCGCCTGGAAGAGCCCCCATAACCCTATCCGCCAAGGTAGATTCTCGAGCTCCGGCTATCAAAGAGTTTTTTGCAAACTTTTTCCCTAAAGGTGAATTTGCGGCCAAGGACCTTAGCTTATTAACTCCCATATGTACTGCTGCGCCGGGCTCCAAGATCGCGGCAGGAGCAGCAGCGAGATAAGGAGCAGCTCTCTGAGCACGCGACAGTTGTTCGATTCTCCCGGTTCTAGGAAGTGGGGCTTCTAAAGCCCTATTTATACCAGGAACCAAATCTTCAAAAAATGGAAGGGACCGCACATCTTCTGGAGCCATAGCCGTTGCCTTACGCAGTTTTTTCAACGCTCTGTGTTGCTGTCCTCTACTTTTATTTCTCAAACCGCTACCCAACAGACGGCCAATATCTTCAGACGCCGTGAAGTCCGGACCCGCCAAGAGTTCAGTGGCCCTACTTTTGAAGCCCCTAGGTTTTCCCTCTATAGCTTCTCGTATGCCTCTACCCAGCCCTTTACTACGTGCAGAAGTTAAGAGCGGAGAATGGTGGAGCTTCCTAGCGACAAGATTAGTTCCAATATGAGAAGCAGCCCCACCGAGAAGCATAGTGACCGGGTCGATAGCTGTTTTCTCTAGATCGTGAATGGAAGTAATTTCGTCGTAAAAGCCTACCAAAGTTTCTCTTCGCATTGGTACACTATACATACGCAATAATCAGAACGGAAACTGGTATAAGAAAAGTAAGGAGGAAGAGACATGAAAAATCTACCAGTATGGTTGCAAAACACTCTGACTGCAATAACCATAGGGGGATTCTTGATGGTTCTGTACTTCATATACCGGTGATGGGTAGAGTGTCCTAAATAGGGGGAGAACCCCCTTTCTTAGGTACTGGTCTGGAAGGAGATAGAAAGACCGTGGGAGAGCAACGACGAAAGATGGAAGCGGCTAAAAAAGATTGCTCCAGCTGTCGTCATTGGTGGCCTACCGGATGTAGGGCCAGATGGCTCTTTCCTAAGAACAAAGAAGGCACTTGCAGACAGTGGATGAGCAAGTGGGAAGATAGGTAGTCTCCAGTATAGGGGCTAAAAATAACTGACTCGCCGCAAGCCACTACTCCTGCGGCGAGTGTTTCCAAAGTCATCCAGAATAGTGAGGGTGGGTAAAACCTTTTGCAGCTGCTTGCTGCAAAAACGGTTTGATCTTTTTTATCTCAGCGCCCTTCAAAGTTCCGCGGTCAAAACAATGGTGGTGGGTCTGACAGAGAGCTATGGTGTTGTCGGGAACGAGCTCTCCTCCTCGATGGCGAGGAAAAATGTGGCAAAGGTCCACGGCGCGCGTCTCTCCACAGATAACGCAAGCTGTGGCGTTAATGGCACGTGCTACTTTCCTCCTTTGGAATTGAACGTTCTTGAATTCGTCCTTAGAAGCACGGTTGACAATGACCGGGACATTAGCTTCTCGAAAGCGTTTTGAGACTACTTGAACCGCGATGTTTCCAAGAGCCTTTCCGATTTCAGTAAGAGTAGAACCGGCCCTGTTCATAGCGGCGGCTTTTTCAATGTCGATGTTTATCCTTTTACTGTTTCTTTGGGACAGGGGATGAATAGGTGTATCAGAGCCTCTAGGGCGTACAGAAACGCCAAGTCTACGGAGATGTGCAGATACCGTGGCCAAAGAACAGTTGGCTTTTTCCGCTATCTCCTCGATGGTACGGCCGGCCTCATACTCTTTAGCTAAAGATTCCCAGTCAGCCGTCCAGGTATGGCTGTGGCGAAGTTTAGAGGCCTCTCTTCTGGAACGTAGTGGTATTTTGAATCTTCTAAGAGCGTTTAGAACACCATAGGAGGAACACCCCAAACGCTTGGATATTTCGGGTACTGACAACATTTCCTCGGAGTACATTCGCTTAAGAGTTTCTTCTTCTAGTTTCGGATTGACGTGCATTCTACTCTCCTAAAAAAATGGTAAAGACTTCCTATAAGTCTTATACCAAATTCTAAGAGTCAATTTCTAAAGAAACTATACCTATAAATACCCGAAGAACGAGTTAATGAAGTAGTATTCTCCGTGAACCCCGGATACGTTGGAACCTAACGAGCTTTCGATATTGGCTGCAATCAGAATGCGTTGCTTCTTTTGCTCGTACTCAGACTGTGCCATCTGCAGCCACGACATTATGAGCTGTGGATTCTCCGTTTGAACGTTCACGCCACCGTCTGAGTACGATAGGTAGTTCCTCATATGAAGAATGCTCAGTGACCTCAACAGCTCGATAGTGACGCCAAGGATAAAAACGCTCGTCCATTGGCGTTCTAGAATTTTGTCTAGAGTAACGCCTATAAATGGCGGAGTAGATGCCCAATCGCCTAGGGTGTCGTAGATTGCCCATTTAATCAGCCTCGGGCTGTGGTCGTATCCAGACGTTAAACGATTGAGCTCGGCATAATCACGGAGCCTATCCCGAACTCGCATCTCCAGATAATTGAAACGGGGGTCGTCAATCTCTGGGGGAATGACAGGAGCTGGATTCTCTGTGAGTGCGCTCGACACTATTCCACCTTCTTGGCTTTTTTCTTCAGAAGGGAAACGTCATCCGTTGCCTGCAACGAAGAAGTTAGCTCTCCGGGAGCTTTCTGTTCAGGCGTGGTTTTGGGAAACAGGTCCAGGTTCTTTGGCTCCGCAGAGCTCTCTACAGAATCCTGACCATGAGCCGCCTTCGGCGCTATTCGACGAGGACCCTCGACCTCGCCCTTGCCATTCACCAGGCGGGCATCTGCGACGGCCCGAGGAGGCTTGCCGTACGGAGCCGAATCACCAACCATCACGTTGCGAGACTCAATTCCGGTAGCCAGCTTGTGAAGACTCGATACAGACTCACCCGTCACCACGCAACGACCAGGCTTAACGGTCCGACCCAAAAGGACTCGGCTTGTGTTTGACGCATTCCAGATCTTGGTGCTCATCTCACGCTCCAGTCTTCTTCTTGGCAAAGACCTGAACCGGTTTCGCTGGCGATGCCGTGGAAGTGGTTGTTGTTTCAGGGGATTCCTTAGCCTTAATGTCCGGGTCATTAGGAACCTGGACACGGACAGGCTGAGGAACCGAGTCAGCACTCTTTGTTTTAGGTACGAGTGCCAAAATGTCGTTCACTGAAAGAGGCTTCTCGTCGGAAGAGAACAACTCAATGTACCCTTCCTCGACTCCCCAAATGATGTCCTCGATATTGGCACGAAGAGTAGACTCGTCAATCTCCGTGTACCGAGGACCTTTGCGCCGAATACGGGTGCCAGTATCCAGCATAAAACTTGTCCAACGACCGTTTCTCTGCGCTCGAATACGCTTGGTAGAAGGACTCCGAGAAAGGTTACGAATGAGGTACATAACTCCTCCAATGAAAAGCCCCCAGAAGTGGTAAGAAGAGCAAGTTGTGGTGGAATCCCTACCACCTCTGGGGGCGTACCAAGACCAGAAGGATACTCCTGGTCTTAGACTCTAATACTGCTGAACACTCGGGTAGTGCAGCCCGCGGTCAACCCGATTGTTCTCTGCGCCCAGATCTTCCTCGGACACAGGAAGCTTCGCAGTCCAGCCGGTGTCATACGCAGTCGGACGAACCGAGCCGCGGTAGAGCTCGAGCTTCGCCCAAGCCGACACGTTGATGAGGCCGATGCCGATGTCTTCCCACGACTGCCACGTGATGACGTTCGCGATCTTGTCGATGTAGAACTTCGTGTTGTTCAGGATGTAGAACTTCCCGAAGAACTGCGGCGCCGTGAAGACGAAGATGTTGCCCGGGCGGAGAAGGTCCGTCTTCACCGTACGAACAACCTTGCGGCCGAGCAGCGTGTTGTACTTGTAGCCGTCAACAACCGTCTCGGACTGGATGCGATCGCCAAAGTCCTCGACCGTCCACTGAAGAACGTCGTCGTGGTCCACTTCGGTGATCAGAACGCGCTCCGAACGGAGACGCCGGCCGTCGAGGATCTTGAAGAGATTCACGAAGTCAGGACGCTGCACCGGACGAACCACAAAGTCCGTACCGTCAGCCGCAAGAGCGAGCTCGCCCTTCACAACCGAAACGACCTGGGCATTGGCATTCAGAGCACGAATATTGGTAGCGTTGTACGCAACCGTCGTAGTCGTGTTGACCTCTGTCTGCATCGCCTGGACGCCGGCCTCGAGGTGACGAAGACCCTCGCGGTCCTCGATCTCCTGAATGTCCTTCACCGTGTTGTCTTCGATGACCTTGGTGATGGGCATTTCGTAGGCGAGGAGCTCCTGCTCCGTCTTCTCGAACTTCTCCGATGAGATCGTGAAGAACGGAATCTCAGCCTTCGGGGCGCGGATGAACCGGGCCGTGGGCTGGTCGCGGAACGTGATCGCCATCGCGCGGCTTTGCGGCTCGATGTCAACGATCTTGACCAGCGTGTCGTGATTCACCGAACGCTGACAGTCAGCCCGCGTAACCTGCTCCGGAGGAAGCAAGTGCCGCATGAACGACACTTCACGCAGACGGTCGCGAATCCACGAACCGCCCAGCTCAGCCAACTTGTCCTTGCCTTCTTGCGAGTCGAGACGCTGATTGAACATCTCGATGGAAGCCTGAACCATACTCATGGTGTTTTCTCCTTACCTTCCTCGTGACTCTTTCAGTCTCAACTACGCCCGAATGAACCGAAGATAGCCGCGGTTGTCGGCCGGGAGACGAGTCACGTACCCAACCTTGAAGCCCGACGTGTACTTCACCAAACCACGACGCGTGAGACCGCCGATCGTCACGTTCGACACCTCAAGAGCGTCGCCGACCGCCAGACTCGTGGCGTCCATGATCATCGTATCGGCCTCATACGGGCCGAGGTACAAGAACGGACCCTTGCCAAGAGCCTGCGTCTCGTAACGACCCTGCTCCGCAAAGTACGCGAACGACGGAATCAACGCAGGAGCGCCAGCGCCACGCTTCATCTTGTACGTCGTGGTCGTGAACTCCAGAAACTCGCCCTCGATCAACGGATTGCTGCTGACCGGGTTGAGAATCGTGGCGTCATCGAGCTCAAAGGGACGACGATGAATCGTCTGAAACTCACTCACAAGCTTGAAATAAACCGGCATGTTACCTTACCTCCAAATGGGGTTTCGTTCCTCAGTCCTACAGGTCGTCGCCCGTCATGATGAACGTCTCAAACGGGTGAGACGAACTACCAGGAACATCAACGACATCGCCAAACCCACGACCCTGCGGGGCCGCAAGCTTGACCGCCTCTTCCGTGACCTCGAGGTTCTGGGCCTTACGGAGATGGGCAACCTTCTCAGGAAGCGTCATGTCCGGAAGGAGACCCTTCGTCTCCATGTCACGAGCAATCTTCACAATCCGGTCGTCTCGATCTCGAAACGCCAGCTTCTCTTGAAGCTGCACATTTTGAGTTTCAAGAGACCGAATTGCCGCTGCCGCCTGCTTCAGGAGGGCAGCCGCGTCTTGGGAACTAATCTTCTTCATGGTCATCGCGGTTCTCCTTCTTTGTTGGCAGCGATTACATCCCACCACCGGACCAAGGTGACGGTGTCGGTTGGGATGACATTCCCATACCGCCCATTTGGCTGGTGACTTCCATGTTTTCTGCCCCTGCTGCCGGAGCCTCTTGCTGGCCTTCCATACCACCAGCAAGCTCTTGCATGGCCAAGAGCTGTTGCGCCTGTTCAACCTCTTCCGGTGTCACTCCCTGAGACGCGGCAGCTAATGCCTCTTCCGAAACCTCACCGACACCCTCCTCCTCCATAGGAGCGACTTCGGCATCAGTGGGGTAAGAGGTCATCTCTCCACCCGTCGGCATGGGAGCTCCTCCACCACCCGGAGCAATGTCCGCGGCATCCGCACCGTCTGCCGACATCTTCAAGATGGCAGCCACCTTCATAGCGTTGCCAGGAGCCGAGTTGATGTACCGGCGAAGAAGCTCTCGAGCCGCGCTGACTTGCGCCGAAGAGATCTTCACGCCCGCACTGTCCGTATTGTCCAACGACTCGGCCAACGTCTCATCATGAGCCTCAGACATTGCCGGCTCAGTCAAAACCTCAGACAAAGGACCCTTGTTCTGGCCCTTAGCGTCAGACTTCGTAGCGTTGATAGCCGCCTCAATGCTGCTCAAGAGCTCTCGACCAGAGCCTTCACCAACATTGGGAGCTGTTTCCCGAGGAGTCAGCTCCCCAACCTCAGAGCCCTGAGAAAGCTGATTCGGAATCCCATCTGCCGACTGAAGCTCGGGCTCCGTACCGGCCTCGATTTGAGCCGGGTTAAGAGCATCTTCAGCAATCTTGGCCATGATTTGGAGCTTACGGACAGAAGACGCCTTCTTCAAACTCGATGTTTTGTCAAATTGAGAAGGTCCTTTAATTGACCCGACCGTTAAACCAAGATTTCCGCCTATGCCTCTACCCAAACTAGTTCCCAGCGCACCTCCGGCAAGTAGGCCTCCAACGCTACCCAAAGCTGCTAAAGTCTTGAAGGGAGCACGCTTAAGAAGTTGAGCCGCATTCCTTGCCTCCTCAGGATGTAATCCCGTCAGAAACATAGGAGATATGTCCCTGGCTGCCAAAGGAACTCCAGCACCAAGGGCCGCTCCTCCCAATGCTCCAGCCGCTAATCCGCTGACTGCTCCCACTCTTCTGCCTGCCCGCTCTCCCTGTAGCTCTCCAGGAGTTGCCGCACCCGTTTCACGAACGTTCAAAAGATTACCAGAGCTCAAATCGGCTTGCTTGGACAAAGCACGCATATACGCGTGCTTGCGCATTGCGGCAGACTGCTTAAGAACGTCCTCGGGCTGCTCTGGCATCATCATGTCTTGATTAGTTTCCAGAGCGTTTGCCGCATCAAGAGGCTGAGGACTCTCGTTCGGAGTCACTTCATCGGGGGACTGATGCGCGTCTGTGGCCTCGCCACTCTCCCCAGCATCCAAAGACTCTCCAGGAGTCATAGCCGGGACGGCCAAAAGCGCACTGTCGGGGCCACCTGGGTTGGGGCTTCCATCGTCCAGCGGAACCGAAACCGGGGGCTGGCTAGAACCCTCAGCTTCCTGATCCTGATGCTCACCCTTGTTGCCGGTACCTTGGTACGCAGACAACGACGGCTCCTTAGGAGCATCGTTCCCAACGTCAAAGGCCCGCTTCGTCAGGGCTTGGTGGATGGCTGCGTACTCAGCCAACTTCTCTCGAGGCGAGCGGTCGTCGTTCACCAAGTGAATACACTCGGCAAGACGATCACAAGCGTCGGCGATCTTTGAAAATCCGCTACGTCTGCCACTCACCGTATGAGAAGCAGCCGAGCGTTGTGTAGACGACGCCACCTTGGTCTGGCCTTCCTCGAGCTTCTTCTTGGAATCCGCCAGAACCTGATGGACCATCGCGTACACCGAAGTGCGGTCACCTGCCATGGCTCGGTCTCCTTACGTTCTCACAGGCGGCGGTGGCACCGATTTACTCGTAGCTGCCGCATCATACGCCGCCGTTGGCGCTTCAGTGTTAACAATCGAATAGTTAGTGGGCTTCGCGGTCATATCCCTAGACCCAAAGCGCATGGTTTGTACGTTGGGCTTAGAGAACGCTGGCTTCCCCATCACGTTCTGCACAGACTTGGCCCTACCTAATGACCCGGACATTACCGAAGCCACGTTGGTAGCTGCCGAAATCTTTTGCAGCTCGTCTATGAAAGAAGCCAGCGTCTTGATCATGACTAGCTCTGCTGAGTGTTCTTCTTCTTCTTCCGGCTAACAGCGTACCCACCGCCCCCTGCCAATGCCGCTCCTCCCGCAAGACCTGCCACGGTCTTCGGATGTTCCTTCGCTACGTTAGCTAAACCCTTCATGTGAGCCTTAAGACGCCCTGACCCCAAGGCCTGGCTCTCCAACCAAGCATCCTGATGAGACATGCGCATTCTTCGGGCCTTATCCCCCAACTTCCCCGGAAGGCTCTTTATGTGCCCAGGGATGCTCTTTAAGGAATCCTTGATGCCAGCCTGCTTCTCGATCAGGTTCTTCTCTTGATAGTAGGCGTGAGCCATCACACGACCAAGGAAGTCCGCCTCAGCCACCTTCTCCTCGGCGCTCTCTTCCTTCTCTTCTGACTCCTCGCCCTCTTCTTCCTCTTCGCCCTCTTCTTGAGCCGACTTGACGAGAGCACTCTCGTCGCCAAAAAGGGCGTAGGCGCACTTCAAGATGTCCTCGCCGCTGAGGCTATTGACGTCGATGCCCTCACTCCGAAGCTGCTCGTCAATCACCTGAGCCTCTGCGAGCTTCTCAACCTCAGCGTTAGTGCCGATGTCCTGACCAGTACCGTAAAGATTCGCCAAAAAAGAGTTCATGGTTGTCTCCTCAAGAAAACGTTGTCACCTAAAAACCCAATCGGCACTCTCTCAAGGATGACGTTCCTCTAATGCCGAGTTACTATTCACTGGACTTCCCCGTCCAGATCCTCTTTCCAGCAGAAAAGATCTCCTCCACCGCCTGCCTTCCTTGCGGAGTCTGAAGAACCTTTCTTAAAGCAGCCAAAGAACCAATCGTGGACAATACCGGATGGTCCGCTATCAAGTCCTTCCACAAAGGAAGGTCTTGGCCACCCTCTCGCGCATCCCTCAAGTGTGCAGAGTACATCAAAGACAAAGGAACACTACCCACCATCACGCCCAGGAGCTTAGGGTCTACTGAAACGTAATGAGAAGCGCCTTTAAACAAGTCCACGTCAGTTACTCCCAAAATAGCTCTGCCGAGGTCTGATTTATCCCTAATGACCCGGTCAGCAGCAGAAGCTAACTTAACTTGCTCCTTGCGGTACCAATTGTAGGCAGCACCAATCTTAGATAGAAGAGGAGAGGTTTCTTCTGTTCTTTGGGTCTCCACAGGCTTAGGGTCCCTTACGATAATTCGTATAACCCTCCTGCGAACCACAGGACCGAAGTAGGACCGGTTTTCTAGATAGGGCAAAAGCTTCCTAAGAACCTCATCGGAAAAGTCTGAATCGGACAAAGTTCTAGTAAGAGGCTCTTCCCCCTCAGTAGGGCCAAACACTGCTCCGCGGGAGTCTAGATCATCGGCCAACCCCTTGTGACCGTTGCATACGAGCACCATCCTCTGGAATTCTTCGGGCTTCAAAACCATGCCCATAAGAGAAGGAGTAGCTAAAGCCCTCTCCACTCCAGATGACGCCACGGAGTCTAAAACATCTGGAGGAAGATCTTCCTCAGACCTAGATAGGGCAGAAGCACGACCAACCGCTTTGTACGGAGGAATCTCCTTCTCTATGTCCGCGCTCTTTAACTGAGCTGCTATCTTACGAGGAGCTGAAGCCGTCTTTGTTTTATCGAAAGACCCCATGCCGGAATCGACTTTTACGGTTTCCTTACCAGACTCTTTGTCTTTCCAGACGCGAACCCTTCTAGAATCCGTTCCGCTATTTACGAACAGGTCTTCCAGTCGAATATCAAGAGCAACCTTTTCCATCATGTGGGAATAAGCTGACGCTACCTTTTCCCCATGCACTTCTTTAGTCCTAAGAGCCTTCTTGAATAGGTCTAAAGACATGACCGTCATAGACCTAAAATAGTCGGGTCGATTGTAATGAGCTAGGTACGCGTCTTTAGCCTGTTCAGCATCTTTGAATCCAAGCATGACCTTGTCTTCATCGTACGTGCCCTTGTCTTCACCAGTCACCTTGTTCTGGTGAATGATGTAAACATTGTCGGCATCCTCATACGGACCAACATAGGCGTCTAGCTTGTCCTGGTCCACACCAAGAGTACCGTTAATCTCCCCGTAAGGGAGTTTCATCTCCGTACGCCATTTTTTGCCTCTAGGGTCAGTGCCCTCCCTAACGTCCCCAGGAGCGTTTTCTATATGTATGGTCAGTCCGTTGAAGTTGATCGTGCCGACAAACGGGAACTCTTTACGATTAGGAGTTGGGGGAGGTCCTATTTCAATAGAGGCGGCATCTGAAAAGACCTTTTGTAGAGAACCTGAAGCAGTTTTCTCAGATGCCACTTTTGTATTTCTAGCCCACTGTCTAAATACGGAGTGGGGTACTCGATATTCCTCAGGGCTATTAGGGATCGCCAGGGACTGAGGTAAAGAAAAACTAAGGACCTCCGGGCGGCTGTTTGTTATTTCTGCGGCCCTCGAGGCATAGTCCATCTTGGTTCGGTCAGTTCCTTTACGAGCGCTATAAATCCCGTGCGTTGATTTTCTCAAAGAACCTTCACTAGCAGAGTCTAAAGATTTGGATATGGCCTTACGGATTTCAGGCATATTTTCTGATGGAATTCCTATAGAAGACGAGGGGCCGTACTTCAAAATGCTAGGAGCCTGAGAACTGCTTATTCCAGATTCCAAGTCTGTGAAACGGGACTCTTTTATATCCCTCATGGCTCTACGCCATAAATCTGAACCGCGAGGAACAGGATTTATGGCTTGAGAGTTTCTTAAACTTCTCAAGCTCTTAATAATCTCTCTAGTCTTTTCTGGAGTATAATTTCTAGAGGACAAACTGGGTGGGCGTACCCCTTCCATGCGGTAAAGAACATCAACTAGCTTTTTTACCTTATCTGGCGTGCTTGTAAGGATAACTTTATCTACAACAGCGGCAGTTTTCTCAGAAGGAGATACCCCCCCAACGACTCCCGCGGTGCCTGCCCCTAAAACTCCACCAGCCAGCCCTCCAATATAATCTTCTTTTAGGGTTCCCCACTCTGGATGACTTTTTTGGTGCCAGTTGTATCTTAATAGAGGATCGGGTCTAGAAGCCAAATATGCTCGATTCCTGGCACTTCTTTCCTCGCCAAGTCTGTTGTATGCCGCGTTAAGATCGTCATACGCTTTCGCATCAAATGGGCGGTTCTTTATTTCTTTACCCATAAGACGAAGACGACCAGATTCATTGTCTAGATCACGTAGAGAAACACGAGCCTCCTGCCACTTACGATGCTGATCTTTGAACTGTTTCAGTATGTTTTTCTTAGAAATGTCTCTAGCAACTCTTCCACCCAAAACTCCCAGAGTTGCTCCAGAACCCGCCCCTATAAGACCGCCCCTTAATCTGTTATCCGAGTCAGCTGCGGCACCTCCAGCTCCACCCAGAGCCCCACCAATCAAAGCTCTTTTAAGAACAGCCTCGTTAAATAGTTCTTCAGAAAGGGTGGGCCCGGGAAATCGAAAAGAAGCTTCTTTTAACTTACCCTCGCTCTTAGCTCGCTCTTCCATCTTCTTAAGACGGGTGTAGTAGTCCGGAATCTCTTCCAGATGGTCTCGAGCAATCTCTTCAGCTAGCTCACCGCTATGGGTATGCTCTTTTTCTACCTTGGCTCCCATCTCAAGCTGAGACTGGGAAAAATCAGACGCGGGTTTTCCGTCTGCTTTACCACCAGCAAGAACGTCTGCCGCAGTCTTCCGCTTCATCCACAAAACGTAGTCGTAGGGGGAAGCTGTCTTGCCTTTGCTGGGGGTCAACGGCTGTGGAAACGTATCCCTCTCATCTTGAGCGGCGTTGGTGCGTAGAAGTCCGTCCCCCACTAAAGAACGTCCGGGAGTATCTTGCGTATCGTTTTTCCCTACGTAGAGCTTTATGGGTGGGCCTTTTCTGACCAAGTCACGAAGAGCAATGTCCGGGTCATTAGCTTCAGCAAGTTTGTTCCCTAGAAGACCACCACCCACGGCCCCCAATGCCGCCCCCGCAGCGATAATTGGTTTCTTACGAGACGCGGCGGCCCCTAGAAGACCACCCATGGTGGCCCCCGCGGCAGTTGAACCCGCGATGTTGTAGCCCCTAAACATGCGCTTAGAGAGTCTTTCCATCTCGGAAACATACTTACTAGCGCTTTGAAGCTCTTGGGGGTCTGTTACCTCTTCAGAAACCTCCCAATAACCCTCTTCAGACCATTTCGGATTTAATCCTCTAGACTTCCAGCCTTCAGCAATGTCGGGGCGATTGGTGACAATGTCGGAGTATATCTTGCCCCCGCGTCTTGAATAGTCCTGCGACTCGTAAGCCTCTTTCACTAAGGCCATACTTCCTGCAGAAGTTTTTACGGGGCTCCCAGAGTCGCCTATCTGGAACAGGTGCTCATCTACGTGCTTTTGGATTTTTGTTTTCAAAGATTCAGGCGTCCACCCTTTAGGCAAAGATCCCTCTACGACAACAGGGGCTTTTCTCCCTGCTACATCTACTCGTCCATCGGGAGACACCTCTGCTACGAACTGCCCTCTATAAACCCTAACGTCCATCCCAGAAATAGGTATATTTTTACCCCTCCGCCATGCCTTAGAAGATCGAGATACGGCTGCCTGACGAGGAGAATCTTCCGTTAGACGTTTGCCAGCCTCAAAAACTGGGTCAATCCCCTTGTTGTCCAAAGCCTGGCTCCTAGTTACCAGTGGGATGTTTGCTGAAACCGGTCCTTTAAGAGCGTGATAACCAGCCCCCCCTAAAGCACCAATAGCGGCTCCCGTAAAAACCCTCTTAAGCAGGTCGTAGTCTGCATCTTTCTCTTTATCCAAACTTGAAGCTGCTTTAACTAACTCGTCTGACTCTCCATAAATGTACTCCGCATCCAACACCGATTGGGGGATGTTAGAAGACGCGGACCCCAGCTTGCACATCATCTTCGCCGTCTTATCCGCCCCGATAAAGACGAAGCTGATGTCAAAGAAGCGTGGGTAGTCGTTGATCATTCCGATCTGACGACCATCATCTAGAATCTTGTTGACTCCCACCTCTTTAAGGCAAGAGCAGTAGTCGTTCCTAGTCTTGCTCTTCTTGTTGCAAAGAGAACAACGGTCGTACGGAACCCGGCAATTGTGCACGGCCAGACCCTCAGCGACATAGCTTTCATCTTCCTCTACAGAGAAATTGTAAACGTAGTTATCGTAGTCTGGGTCTTCTTTGATCTCTAAAATAGGAGACAGGATGTACCGACCAGAGTCGTCCTCGTAGAAAAATCTCTGGCCCCTAATCTTAAGAGACTTACCTACAGGCTTTCTAGTATAAGGAGCGAGCAGGTGGGCAAAGTCCGTTCCTACCCACACCTGGTACTCTACAGTTTCTTTCTGAACGACTGAGTTTTTGGACGGATAGTGCCTAATTCTATTTACTGAAGATATGATTCCGCAACGAGACAGAATCACAAATAGTTGATTGGCAAGCTCCTCAGAGGCCGTAGAAAAATATGCAGACCCTTTGTAAGATCCGCCGTCCCCGTCCAAATAAGCTCCGAGGAACGAAAGCTGAAGGTCTGGTGACATATATACGATGTCAGAAGAAAGGCTTTTGTACTTAGCACCTTTTCCGCAGAACTCGATACATCGGTCTGCTAGCCGCTTACTAACCACGTTAACGTATCTTCCACCGCCTTCGGGGTCCTCGTTATGCCAGACTACAAGAGACCCTAATTGCCGAGCTAGGCTTTCAATTCTTAAAGATAGCTCTACCTCGTCCAGACCGAGGCAGAATACAATCTGCTCTTTTTCAGAGTTGTATTTCTTGACGAACCCTTCGGCTAGGTAGTACCCAAGAAACTCGGCCTCTTCTTTTGAAGAAACTGTGTCTACCACTTGGGTAGGAATGGGAAAGGCTAAATAGTCTCCAACCTCAGCCTGGTCTGTCCGAGTCCACTGGAATTGAAAAGAGGGCACCGTAAGACATCCAGCACACCCCTTCGAGGATTCCTTAACGAAAGGAGTGCAGTGTCTTTGTTTCCTTCCGGAATTAGCTTTTTTAGGAGACGGAGAGCACTCTAACTGATCACCACGAACAAGCCACAGGGGGTGCTCTCCAGTTAATTCCAGAGGCCTAGAGAACCCATACACCTTTATGCTGTATAAAGTCTCAGAGGTCTTCCTCTGCATAACAGAGGTAACCTTATTGGGTCTCCCTCTGTGCGTAATGACGTAATCGCCTTCTCTAATGCACTCTATAGCGGAAATAGACCCGTCCCCCATAAGAATACGAGAACCGGCAGGCAGGCATCCCATGCTAACATCTGGGTGTTCTCCGGCGTCTATCCTGTCTATAACGCCCTGTGCCCCATGTTGCATGGCTAGAGCTCGGTCTAAGATGACCACGATCTCTACCCGACGCATTTTAGGATTCCAGCACGCCACTACGACTTTTCCAAAGGCGCGGCTAGGGTCCTTGTTTTTATGGTGAACGTAGGGCAACGCGTTCAAAAAGGTCCAGTACCCGTAAGGAGGAATGGTCTTACCGGTAAAGTCGTCGATAGGATGAGCTACGCTAGAGTGTCGACGGCAGTCGTGGATCAACGACGACTCGTAGAATATGTCGCCGTTGATGTTTTGACCCCAGTACTCTGAAGCGCCCATCGCGTTGACTAGAACAGCTATCTTTCCGTCTTGCTTTTTATAGGATGATAGCCAGTTCTGAACATCTGGCATCAAAACGCCAGCAACCTTTTTGATAGAGTCGCCGGGATGAAAGACCCTTACCAGGGGCTCCCCGTCCGTAGATACCCCTCGAAAAGTCGCTAGCTTGGTAATCATAGGTCAGCTCCAGCCCATCATCTCAACGTACTCTGGCGCGTTTGACATAACATTTTTCAGGGCGGCTTCTTGAAGTCTAGGAGACCCCCCTCCCCCTTCATCCCGTCTAGTCTGAACGATGTTCCTTCGAGCGTTGACTATGTTGTTAACCGTTTCCAAACTCGGACGGGCGTAGTCCAAAGCGTTGCGAACATACGATCCTGAAACTACCGGGTCGGATGCGTACTCTGGGTTGAATTTGAACAAGGTGTCGAAATGTCGCTGAACTTCCGTCGGGTTGACATCCTCAGACTGTAAAGTAGGATTCGCATCCAGCATATTCTTGTAGTAAGTCGCCTTGTTCATATCCTGGCGTATGTCTTTGGCCTTACTAATAGCGGCGTTGACCAATGCCCCTCCGGCAGCTACCCCCAACCCCATCAAAGCGCCCTTGCCAGCAGAGATTGCCAAGTCTTTCATGGCCGACGTCTTCTCCTTAGGTGCCACTGCGGCACCTGCCAGTGAACCTCCAACCGCACCAGCAGCCAGTCCCCCTACAGCCTCGTTAATGAATACTTTACTCTCGAGCTCTGCAATGTCTCTATCAACTTGAGACTGCATTCTTTGACGCGAAAGCCTAATATTTTCAATATCTGCCATATCATTACGAATACTGGAATCTAAACCTTTTAAGAGCCTACTCTTCTGTTCGTGCTCTAGATTCAAAAGGGGGCCTAGCTCTGGGTCTGGGCTCTCTTCCTTAATCTTCGCGCTTAAATCATTTAAATGGGCTATAAGGTCCTCCCTTTTCTTCTTAACAGCCTCAAGGGCTGCTTCTCTGGCTCTTATTTCTTCGGATTGTCTCTTCATAGTCTGACCGTATTGTCCAGACAGCAGATCAAATTCTTGCTGGATACGCCATTTATTGCCCCTCTCCCTAACGTACCTTCCAACAGGTCCTCCCAGTATGGCCCCTCCGATAGCACCAGCTAAAAGTCCTTTATAGGGATAACCACTATCATCCGAAAAAAGTCCTTCAGCGGAGGCGCCCGTAGTGGCGCCCATTGTAGCACCGGCCACGGTTCCTGGACCTCTATAAGTCTCAACTAACTGAGTTCTCGCCTTGTCCAAAATACCTTGAAGTCTGGACTTTAGAGAGGGGTTTACTGTAAAAGCAGCAGCTTTTTCTTTCTGAGAAGCCAAACTTCCGGCGGCAAAACCGGACAAGGCAGACGGAACTCCAGAGTACAGAACGCGAGTAAGGATATCAGACTTAAGATTCTTAGCAGTGGCCTGTCTGGCTTCTTCGTACGCCTTATCAAGATTGCGGGCTTCTTCTAAAAGACCCCGTACGCCTTTAGAAATACGGAACGCCTCGTCTCGTTCTTCTTTTAACAGGCGCCTCTCTTTATCTACGACTTGTTTGGCTAGGTCATAGTTTATTTTAGCCTTCGCTATGGTTTTAGGAGAACCCACCAACTGAGCGTTAGTTAGCCTGTCCTCAAACTTAGCGAGACCTTCTTCCAAAACCGGAAGGCTAGATTCACGTTTGAGAATACTAGGACGAAGCTCATCTACTATAAGCTGCCCCTTTTCGGCATGAGCTCTATTAGCTGCCGATTGCCTCCTAGAAAAACTAGCCTCATTAACGGATTCTCGTAGCGCCGACCCTATCTGCTCGAGCTTGGACTTAGAGAGACGAGCTCCTAAAAGACCGACTCCTGCTCCAGTCAAAGCCCCAATCCCAGTTGGGGCCCATACGTCTGAAGGACTTCTTACAGAACTGCTAGAGAGATAACCGCCGGCTGCCCCGCCTAGAGCACCTAGCCCGCCCCCTATAAGGTAATTACTGATCGGCATTTGAATCCCCTTTTTCAATACGAATACGGGTATGGAGCCTTAGGGTCTTCGGCATACCCCATTCTTTGAGCCCTTGCGTAGTCAGGAGACACGCCTCTAGCACCCGACCTGAATCCCTCCGACACCACAGGAACGGAGGTTCCAATAGCACCCGCCGCAGCAACGGAGGCCACTGGGTGTTTACGAATGAAACCACCCACGCCTCGCAATGATGCGTCAGCGACTCTTCCGCCCAACCTCAAAGCCCTTCCAATCAAGGCTTCTTTAGTCAGCAAGGACGCTGCGTTACTGGCACGAAGCATTGAATCTCCACACCTCCGACAAGGCAGAATCCAGCTTTTGACTTAGGAGGTTCAACTCGTTACGAGACGTTTCCAGCACAGGCTGGTTGGAGGCTAGTTTGCAAAAAGCCCCGAAAGACTGAGCCACTGGATGAGAATCGTCTACGACACGGTGCTTGCCTTTATTAGACATCTCATACTCGATGAGGTCTGTCCTAGCGGCCACCTTGTCCAACCCTCTGTCTTTCAACCTCTTCGTCAAAGAAATAGAAGCAGCCTTCAAAATCTCCGAGGAGGGAGAAATAGATTCCATCATGTGCAGAACTTCACCCAACCGGCCACCATTCCAAAGGAACTGTTCTGCTTCTTTGTAGAACAGGTCTGCGGCCTCTTTAGCCATGAACTTATTCGTGTCGGCAGCGCAGACAGCTTCTTCCCGAAGCTTGGCAACTTTTTGTCTGGTCTCTACCAACTCTCGATAAGGATCAGCGCTTGGATAAGGCGTCTCTTTAGAACGGACGGATGAGCGTATTTCTTCCAACGAAGCAGATTTCTGCAAGTCCTCAACCACCTCCCGAGACATAGGCCTTCCAGCCTTAGCATGAGCAAGCGCAGAAGAAAGAAGGCTCGCAGCCGTTTTCGGGACTCCGCCACCCGGAGGAGAGAGCATGGGCCCTGCAAAAGGCATGGGCTGTTCGGGCGCTGGCTGTGTCTGTGCCGGCATAGGAGGAGCCATTCCTTGAGAAGGATCCTGCTGCATCTGCTCCATAGGCATACCGGTCTGACCTGCGCCTGCGGCATTAGGGTCCCCAGCTGCCTGATCTGGAGGAGCCAGGCCCAAATCCTGATTGGCCTTCTGCTGAATTTTGGCCAGTTCTTCCCTTTTCTTGGCCAGTTCGATCTCTCGCTGAAGAGCCAGCATTCTTTCGTGATGTTCATCCGCAGACATACCATCGTTGGGATTGGAACCGGCCATTGGGGCCGCCTCTCCAAACGCCATCTTGGTAATAACCCCTGCGTAGCCTTTCTTAGACCTAGCATTCAGAGAAGCTATCTTGGCCAAAACACGGTCAGCAGGAGACGGCTGCAGCTGGGGTAAAGAGGCCACCTTTCGCATGGCGGGAGACGTAACCTCTACCCCAAATTCTCGACACAGAGTTAAGTCCGACTCTACGTCATAAGAGGCCATCTTGATTGGGCATGAGGCGTACTCTTCAGGAAACGCCGATACCTCCACAGGCCTAACCCCGCTATTGATGATGTGAAGAACCTCAGCCGGGTCCGCAATGTCGAAGTCAACGTTCTTGTCTCCAGCCTGTTTCTCAAACAGATTGGCGAACGCTTCCTGGTTGGCAAACTCTACAACGCGACGAACTTGGTGCGTTGAAATGCTAGGATACCTTTGGGCCACCTTGACAACGGCGTCGTTCAAAGGGATTCCTTCTTGAAGAAAGTCTAAAGCCGCCTCTTTACCCAACGACTTCAAATCGTCGGAAGAAAGCTTGGCGTAGGAAGAAGCGTTGGAGAAAAAGCTGAATTCATCCGCCATTTCGGCCTCGCATTGTTGATGACCCACAAAAGATTGATTCAAACGCTAACATGTGGAGATTAGAATGGGAAGAATCAAGGTCGAAGGAGAAAACCTAATAGACATAGATGAAGCAAAAAAACAGCTTGGGGTTTCCAGGGCCACTATCTATCGGATGATCGACTCCGGAAGGTTGGTAGCGGTCCACGTGGCCGGAGCAATGAACACCTATATTACGCAAGACAGCGTAACTTTAGCCAAGCAGCCCCAAGAAACCGTTAAAGTGCTGTATCCAGAAGACCTACTCAGCCCACGAAGCGCTGAGATGATAAAGAGCTACCCAGAGGCTTTTAAGAAGTACCAGGAGTCTATGAAACGTCAAGATCGTCCATGGAATCTTCCGCCCCCTCGTAGGCGTCCCGAGTCTCCTGAACCTTCCGAGAACGATCAACCTCTCGAGTCGGAAGAATGACGTCCGGTCGAGGCTTGTAAAAGAACGACGCCAAAAAACAATACAGGCACGAATGAAAAGAGTCATCTGTCATGCCCGGGGCATGCCGGTACACGTTCATACGTAGGCGGTCGTTATACTCGGAAAAGATGTTCAAGAAGTCCATGCCGAATGGGTCTTCAAACTCTTCCCACCTAGGGTAGCGAAAGACGTTAGCCCTTTTCACAGCGTTCATAACGTCAGACATAACTTCGGTTCTATGACACAGGTACCGAGGAACTCCCAAACGCGGTTCAAACGCTATCTTTTTCTTTACGTTTCCGACGTACTGGTATTTCTTTATCTTCTCAGCGCCGAACTCCCGAACCAGTTCGTCGTTAGGCCAATGACCTCCTCCGTAGTCTACGCCAATAAACCTAACATTGAACCTTCGCGCCAGATCTTTGATAGCTTTGATCTGAAACTGGGGGTCGGACTCTACACCTTCAAACCTCTTTAGATAAAAATATGTGAAGTGCTCTGGGTCAAAAGGAAGGTATCCGCCCAAAGATATCACTGTGTAAGTATTCTCTCCAGATCCCCAGTCGGCGCCCAAGAATATGGGGTATGATGTCGATAGCTGCTCGACTAGATGGTAATACTCCATCGACAAATCTTCTCGGCAGTTCTGAAATACGTCCTGACGGGTCAGAGGACGAGTTCCAGAGTCATAGCTTCTACCAAGAACCTCATTGTAGAATTTGGCTCGTGAATACTTACGCTGCTTGTCTGCAATGTCAGAGAAATCTACCCAAGGGACCATAATCTGAGGAAGTCTGTATCCCTCATATGGCTTTTCTACACGCGGCTTTGGATTCAAAGCCATCCAACAGCAGTCTGGGTCGTCTGCATGAATAGGGCTACCGCACTTGTCGCATATGAGACCTGACGGGCTAATATTGTCCTCGTCTAGTATGTTCCAGTGCCAACTTCCCGGACTGCTAGGAAGTCCATGTCTCTTACAAGGAACCACCCACTCGTTCTGCGTAGAGAATCTGCTCCAGTAATACTCAAGGGTGTTGTCCAAGGACTTAGGAGTCCCACTATAAAGAAACATCTTCCATGACGAGTGAGACGCGCACTCCTCAATGACCGGGACATTATCCAGAACAATGTCCTGAAACTCGTCGATCATAACTAGGTCAGCAGGATTACCTCGAACGCGGTCAGCATTCAGAAAGGCAAATCGAAGAATGATTTTGGCTTGGTTGGTGAAAGACTTCTCCAAGACATTGTCTAGTAGTCTAGAGTCCGTAAACGTCTTAAGTACGGGAGATATGTTAATGGGCTCCTTGATACGGTCTCTACTAAACACCTTAGTCTGCTGATTAGACGGGCTGACGTACAAGGTTCTGAAAAACGGGTTCATAGCTGAGTAGGTGAGGCAGGTATTACCTAAAAGTGTACTTTTCTCGACCTGACGTCCAGCGAGCAGAAGTCTCCTCTTGGTGGGGGTGTCGTATATGGCTCTTAGATACGGACGTTTTGCAAAGTTGAACCTTTCCAATCGACCTTTTTCTGGAATGAAGACGGCGAACTCTACAAACTGAGACGGTGTCGCTGGTATCAGGGACGTAGACTCTAAAATCTGTATGTCTTCTTGGTATAAAGACTCCGACTTGGTGGTGTCGTTATCTTCGCAATCGTAGACGTCATATGGACAGGATTTGAAGCTAACTTGCATAATGCACCCTATGAACTACCAAAGAGACGTAGTTAGAAGAAGGCTAGAATGGATAGAAAAGGCCAGAGAAGGAATCCTAGCCGCCGTAGGAGATGATGTCATAGACCCTACCTTCAAAGCGTTACCCACCAGTGACCCCCTAAAGTTTTTTCTGGAAGCCAGTCTCAAAAGACCTTTGTCCAAAAACACTAGAACACCTCTTAGGCAGTACATACGGATCTGGGCCAAGATGTATGACTGCGAGGTTCCAATCATCAACATATCCGATTCGGGCATAAAAGCAGAAGTCTATACGAAAGGAAGACATTTTCATGGACACGTGTAAAGAAGTCATAGCTGGTATGGACGAAGTAGGGATGGGCTGCCTTGCCGGCCCTCTAGTGGTTTGCGTAGCAGTATTCCCAAAAGAACATCCCCAGATGTTAGAAGTAGTGGACTCCAAAAAGCTCACGTCGAAGAAAAGAGAGAGCCTGGTTCTAGCCATCAGAGAAGCTGCCATTTGTTACGGATTGGGGTGGGCAAGTCCCCCTGTTGTTGATTCCGCGGGCATAGCTGAATCTTGGCAAAGAGCCGCGTCAGAGGCTCTTCGCAGTCTATACGGTAAAATATCCGTAGGAAGCAAAACCACTCTCATCGTCGATGGGGTACGTTCGCCTTCAGACAAAGCGTTCTTTGAAACGATAAATGCCGAGCCCAAGGCAGACGCTAATTTCTGGCAGGTTTCTGCGGCAAGCATTTTGGCCAAGGTCGCTAGAGACACGTTCATGCGGGCTTTGAGCAGAACGTACCCTGAGTACGGATGGGACAAGAATTCTGGGTATGGGACAGAGGACCATATTGAAGCTATCAAGAGGCTTGGCCCTGTTCCTGGGCACCATCGTCTTTCTTTTCTGAAGAAGATCTAGACCGTATAAGAGACAAGACCCCTACAGGTATTGCAGCGGCAAATGTGGGTAGAGAGTATATGCCCAAATTTCGTAAAGCTCGAAGGGACATTCTTCTCAGCTCCTCGGGAGAGTACTTCCCTAACCTTTTCAGAGCCGACAAGCCCCTCCAACTAGCTTCAGCCTCCTCAAAAAGTCCAGGGGCGCCTGCGGCAGCCGCAACGAAAGGGGCTGCCTTAACAACAGGAGAGTCCTCTTCTCCCGCTGCCGCCATGAGAATTCCAGCAGGAAGGGCGGCCTTAGACGTAATCTTGCCCAAAATATCCACTGCTCTGCTAAGACGAGGGTTATCCAACATAAACCGAGCGTGGCCTAATTCATGTGCCGCCAATAACGGATCATTTTTACGAACAAATATTCTAGGGCCCTTTTGAGCTGCTATGTTTTTTCGAGCTTGCTCCGTGTACTTGTCCCTTAAAGGGTGCTTGAGAAAGTCTGGATCTTGTTCTCCAGAAACAAAAAGGCCAGTATCGCTGTGATACATGGGGACTTTTTCTGTTATCCCCATCTCTCTCTTTAGGTTCTTGTAGTCCCTAAAATCAAAGGGAGAAATATGTCTAACCGTTCGGGATGCAATGTCTCCGGCTAGTTCCTTACCCGCTCTCCATGAAAGATAAGAAGCGAGGGATGTGGGAACTCCAAAAGCAACTGCTCGTTCTGCGGAACCCATCTCGGAGTTCTCAGCCTTTTTGACGACGCTTTCTTCCCTTTGGGTGTATTTCAAGATGTCGCTCCGCCGCTTTGATAAAGTTTTCTTCAAAATCTTTTTCGTGCCGAAAGGCCCTCTACGATTCGTTTCTTGAGTCGTTATTTGATGTAATGCTCAGTGGTTTTAACAACCTCTTCCTTAATGGAAAGCCCGCGCAGCATGGCCCTAAGATCTTGATCGGGGAGCTTATGTAGCTTTTTGGCCTTGGACTTAGCGGTAGTAAACGAGGGGTTTTTCCTGGCCATGTGATACGCCAACCCGGCGCTCAAAAGAGCTGTTCCACCAACAGCAGCCGCCCCGATCCCCAAAGTATGTTTCAAAGTCTTAGGCTCAAAAACCTCAATGGCGTTCATGGACAAAGGAATACCCATTACAGCCCCTCCAGCAGCCGAACCCAAAAGAAGAGGTTTAAGGTACTCAGAATCCGATAAGGGATTTTTAGCAGACATAGTGCCAGGAGGGGACTTGGCCGCTTCTCGATAATACGCTCTCAAGGCTTCAACGTGTTTTTGTTCCTCTATCTGGTCCTCTTTTTTACTAAGTTCTTCAGTGTAGGGGTCGTCCATTTTCTCCACCTCGGGGCCTAACTTGTCCCAGTAATGGGACATGATGTGGTGGTCGGACTTGACGAACCTGTAGGGCTGATATGGTATCCTACTACTAGCGGCCGAGGATATTTTTTCGAGCTCCTCACAAAAAGAGTTTAACTTCGCTACTTTAAGTAATGACCCGGACATTGACTCCAAAACATAGTCCACAGGAACAAATTCGTCGGCGGCAGATGTCTTTAACTGCTCTCTAAACTGCTTGTTGAGGATATCCTTATTGGATGCAACTTCGGACATCCACTCGTCAGGGGACCTTTCCCTCTTAAAAGGGTTGTAGAAAATAGGAGTCCCGGGGGTAGATACCCGCTTGAATATCGCAGATGGTGATATCAGTTCAGAGGTATCCAATAGGGTCTGGGTTATAGACCTAGGAACCACGCTCACGTATCTCTTTACTATTACTCTCCGGTCTTCTTCAGGCCTATGAGAAAGTCCGCCAGCTCGTACGGCCCGAGACTCGGCCTGATTAACTTTCTCTGGGTTGAAATGGCCGTCGAGCCCAGCAAACATAGTAGCGTTTCTAAGGTCTAACCCCTCCCCTCCCGCAGCGGATATGACTATCACCCGCTTCTTCCCAGAATTGAATTCCTCTACCCCCTTCTGCCTCTTGTCCTCTGTTACTCCCGGCTGCCCTTTACCTACAAAGGTCGAGAAGGGAATGTTCCTCTGCTTAAGACCCTCTGATAGAACATCCACGCCACCCTTAATAAGGTTAGAGTGAATAACCACCTGACCATCGCTAGTCTCTTTGAGATGCTCTTCTACATCATCTAGCAATTTCTTTACCTTGGGGGATTTGTCTGGAGCATCCTGGATAGGAAGACTCAGGTCTATGGTGTGCGGAGAGTTAGATACCTGCCGGGCTTGAATTATCTGAGAGAAGATGTTGCTGATATCGTGCGTCTTCAGCTTAGTAGTTCCCAAACGGAACTTGATGGCCGTAATAGGATCCATCTTGTTGACCACGTAACGATATAGCTCCTCTTGATAGGGGCTCATCATCACTTTGACTTCCTCCACCACTTTTTTAGGCATTTTGGCGTCGGAGAGGTCTTTGGTTTCAAAATGGTCTACAAATGGGTTGAGCAGGGCTTTCACCACCTGCGGTTTGTTTATCTTCTTACCCCCCTTAGACTCAGAAATAAAACGAGTCTCGAAACGGGCCTTGGTCCCAAGACGGTGATTGCCATCCGTCATAGCGTCAACTAAAGGGACCAAATCCGCAGGAGTGTTGTTCATCAAAGACCCAGTAAGACCTATGAAGTTCCTGTGGTGCTTCCTGGCGTCCTTAATGGTCTTGTATGTCACCCCCTGATCGTTACGAATTCGGTGAAGCTCGTCATAAATGACCGTATCTGCCCCAGTAGCCTTGATCGCCTTTTCAGGGTCTTTGGAAAACATCTCGTAGGAGATGACATGGTACCTAGAACCAGGATCGGGATCGTCTAAAGAACGAGCTATGCCCTTTTTAGCTTCCTCGCTATTTCCAATGATAGATGCCCTAGAAGTAGTAAACTTCCTGACCCCGTTGTCTATAAAGTTAGCCCTCAAAGAAGCTGGAGTAACAACCAGGGCCTTAGTGGCTTTTCCGTCTTCACGAAGAGATTCAAAGGCAGCTATCGCAGTAAGGGTCTTTCCAGAACCAGTTCCGTGGCTAAGGATAAGATTGCCATCGTGGCTCTTTACCTTTTCAATAGCTCTTTTCTGATGGTCGTAGAGAGACACGTCTTTTTTCAGACTGGAGTTATCTGCCTTTTTCTTCATCTCTGAAACCTTTGTCAGCATAGAAGCCGCTGAGCTCTTTTCGATGTCGCCCTTGTCCAAGTGCCACTCTTTGAACCGAGGCTGAAACAAAGCTCCCGGATCTCCGGACTCCGACTTAAACACTTTCATAGCCTTCACCTTTGCGACTCGGCCAATGTACCTGTCCGGGTTCTTAATCATCTCTCTGGCTTCTCCATGAGAGAAACCACCAAGCTGGCCAACTATCGGGCCATTAGGAGTCCAGGAATAACTGATTGACCCAGCCCTATCATGCTTCTCTCCAGTCTTTCCGCTGATGGCCGGGTGTATATCCCTAACGAACACATCGAAGTCAGGAGAGAACTTGGCCTTTATAGGAGCAGAGGGCTTTTTAGGGTCTATAAGAACTACACCCTCTTCAGTTAAAGGATGCGCCTTTGAACGAATCTTGTTCAAAAGCTCTATCTTCTCTAAAGTTCCAGAAACAATCTCAGGAAGTTCTACAGGCCCAAAGGACTCTTCTACCTTTTTGAGTATTTTGACCTTGTCCTCAAAAGGCAGATGGGAAACGTCTTTTCCTTTATGCTTCACAACGTCGAATGGAAAAGCCCACAGTTTTACCCCCGACTGCTCTTGCTTCTTTCGGCTCTCCCAAACTTTGGAGTTAAGTAGTCCTCCAATCTCTTGAGCAGGAATGGCCTTACCGTCTTTGTCTCTGCCCAATATCTCGGCCCGTATAATAGTTCCGTCTAGCTCTTTAGGGACTTTGGTCTTTAGAAGTTCTGGTATCTTATGGGTGTGCTCAATTAGTCCTGTAGGAGTCTTGACCCCCACTCGGTAAGAATACACTCTCGGAGACCTACCAGCCTTCAAATCTATTATCCCATGAGCTCCGTCTAGCTTGGGCATCATGGCTTGGGATTCGTCAGAAGGGTCTATTGAATCTACAGATACCTCTTTGTACTTGGGCTTGTAGTCCGGTATATCCGGCCGTCTTTCTCTGGTCTGGGTCTTATTGTGAAGATACCAACGGCCTCTCTCATCTTTTCGTATAGCGAATTCTTCTGGATGAGAGCCTGAGTATAGGTTGAATCTGACCTTGGTGCCTGGGTCCTTTTCTGGAGTGGAATGATAGACCTCTGCTACCTCTCTTCGACCAGGAATGACTTCTCCTTTACCGTACGGAGTGGATATCGTACCGGTAAAATCCATGTACGGTATCTTGTGATCGAAGGTTGGAATGACCCGGACATTAGACCCGGGTTCAGGAAGCTTGTCTGTCTTAGGAATAACGAATGAATGAGCTATGCCAGATACGGGGTCTCCCAGACGAACGTCTACGTGTAGGCCGCTTTTTTTAGCGTCGTGCGGATGGGCAGAAAATTCCCAACGCTCGGGTAGGTCTACTTTAGGGAGGTCCGATACCTTCTTTTTAGGAAGTCCCGGACCAATATAGCCCTCTTCTAAATACGACGAGTTCTTTTTTGAAGAGGATGCGGCCTCAGATATCCTTGAAGCCTGCTTAGAGAACAAGAGGAGGCCCATCTAAAACTCCAGAGAGGGTTACGGCTCCAAATTTCTGTCTAAGGCTTCCGAGAACAAGTCTATGAATTTGGAAAGAGCTCCAGAGCTCATCGAGGCCTCGGAACATAAAGTGTTAGCGGCTCCAATAAACTGAACGGCGTAGGACTTAAGCTCTGGAACGTAATCCGCAGTAACATCACCTGCCCAAACGCACTCCGCGGCTCTTTCTATGCAGTCTAGAGCGTTTTCCGGGAAGGATAGACCATCTACAGGCTCCTCTAAACGACCAGGAATGTATTTACCGTCCTTGGATGTGGAGCTGGGATAGTACCTATCCGACCCACCCGCTCTAGGGAACAAGTGAATCAATAAGTCTTCTTTCTTTAGCTCATACTCCAAAAAATGAGTGCTGAAAGAATCTACCACGTTTTTTTCCAAGGGCTTTAGAGTGGCAGACTTTTCTGAAGTATTTTCCCACTTGTCCATCAGACCCTTGATTTTAGAACACCAGTCCATGGTTTTGAGCCTTAGAGGAAAAGAGGGTCAATCTTCTGAAGAGGCCTGCTTTACTTCCCCGCTATAGCTTCCCCCTTCTAGCTTGTTGATAAGGGTATCCACCTGCTTAATGTCCGGGTCCTGATGCTTCATCATGATTTGTCTGAACTGCTTGAGCTGGTCTTGCAACCCTGCACCGTGCGCAGTCATAATCTCATGGGAGGCCAGAATCTTAGACGACAAAGCAGAAAACACCTGTGTGGTTCTCTGATTCGTTGCAGAGCTTCGCAGCCCCTCAAGCCTAAAATAGGCTTGGCGGTGTACTTCTCGAACCGCAGCGTAAACATCCACCTTAGGCTTGAATCCGCACTGGTAAAGAGCCTGCTGCGGACCTCCGTACAGAGCCTCCTTAAGCCTATCCTCGCTAGGGTACCCGCCCAAAATATCTACCCAGTCGTACAGGGACACCCTGTCTCTGTTCCAGAAATAGTGAGCGTATGTTTCTACCATTCTGGCTGTAATAGGGTGCACCATAAGCCCATACTTGCCGTTGACCTTGTCGGAAATTACGTCCGAAGGAACCCCACCCATGATAAGAGTGTGAATGTCCAGCTTCATCAAAGCTGAACCCTCTACTACATCAGAAAAAACTCGCTCATCGTCGCCCTTTGGGTCCCAAAGAGCAGATATTTTTTCTTCTTCCATGAACTGCCGAGTCTTAGAACTGCCTTTGTCCGCAAAGTCGAACCCGTTGGGCACATGAAACCCGCCCATGAGTTCATTGAAGCTGTCCTCTTTGTAAAAAGGCAGGTCGTAGGACTTGAAGACCCGATTGATGTGGTCCACGCTGAGGTCCGAATCCCAGTTCTGTGCAAGAACGTACTTGGCAAAATAATCACAGGGGTGTGCCATGGATCTAATCCTTAAATAGAGAACCTGGACGTTTCTTTCTGCTTGAGACTCTTCAATCCCTGGATCACATCCTCCAAGGCCGCCAACATACGCTCAAGAGCCACCTCCGGAACATCTCTCAACCCGATACGCGCGGCGACCAGCATCTCAGCCACTTTTGACGAGGCTGCTTCCAATGCGGGGATCATATCCACGAACGTAGAAATGTTTTCTGCCGTTAAAAACCCAAGACCCAGTATCTTGTCCGCAGTAAGAGCATCGTCCAGAAGAGCCGCTTCCTTAGCCAAGAAATAGTTTCTAATAGGCCTAGGAATAGATGCCAATTCAGCCTTAACGGACTCGTGGGCCTTCGCCAGCTTCTCCCATGTCGGAGTGATAACCCGTACGCTTCCAAACTTTAGAAGCTCTCCCTTAGAAGCTCTATCTAAAGCCTCCTTGCAAAATGACGGGTCAATCCCCAAAGACACTCCAAGAAACAAGGCATCGTCCCTATTCAAAAACGCCCTGTCCGCACTGGCCAGTTTGGAGACAGCTGGACCCCTCCAGCTAAACAAGTTCCCGTCACCGACAAGCTCTGCCCTGTTGGACAAGAATCTATCCGACGCTACTTTTGAGAAGTACGCAGGGGTATTGACCAGCTCGGTTTTTCCCCTTAACGGCATCCAAGAAACTTGAGACGGTATACAGTACTCGGATCCCCCTACGCGCAAAATGGTTTTCACCGCGTCAGAGAAGTAGAACGTGAAGTGGGCGCCCATGTCATCTTCGGCCACATACCTAATCAGACCGTCAGGCCCGCGCATGGTAGAGGTGACTCGCATAGGAACGAAGGCCTTAGCTGTGCCGTGATCAATAAAATACAAACACCCGTAACCCTGAGGGTGTCCTTTTGGTAGGTCTGTAGACTTACCAGCCATTTCCCCGGCTACGTGCTCTTGGACAGCGTGTTGAGACCCATTGTTGAATAGGCTCAACGGCAAAGGCTGCATGTCCATAGAAAGAAGCTGAGGAAAAACCCACCCTATGAGAGTGTTTCCGCTGAGGTCCTGAACCTTCCAAAGGCCAAAGGAGTCAGCAACTCGAATCTCTTCAGCCTCCAAAGTAGACTTCACGGGAGTGTCTGGACTGACGGTCATAGTACCGTCGCTCTCCATGATGCCAGAGATGTCCTCTTCTCCGGCCAAATCCCTAGCCAGGCTCTCTGGAATGATCTCAATCTCCGGGGCGTAGAAATCCGGATCCGCTGTTTTGAGCAGGAGGCTATTACTTCCGTGTTTCTTGAGCTGAACTACCTTAGGAACCACGCTGTTTCTAATAGAACTGGCCCACTTCTCCTGAGAAGTCTCTTTAAGGCCCAAAGCAGAATTGAACGCAGCACGAACACCTAAACTGCCTCCCAATACCTGAGACCGCAGACTGGGGTCTTGGCACGCAACCTTCAAACGCGTCACGTGGTCTCCCAAAACCCTACCTTGAAGCATCGGGAGAATGGGAAGGTGTTCCAGCTCGTCTGAAGCCGCAGACCCCGTCTTCACCCCTCCGGCTCCAAAACCACCATAACCCGCCCTAATAGGCGGTTGAAGGTCGTGGACTAGCGAGGGGTCGTACGGGCGAGTCCGAGCAGCATCCATAGTTTCTGGACGGAACAGCGCGGACCGTAGACGGGGCTCAGTAAGGTAGGCGTAGGACTTTCCGTTCAAAAAGACGTCGAGCGGATAGAGCATCTGGTCTTTAACGACGATAGGAACATGGACTCGAGGAAGGTCTCCGCCCTTCCGCTCCTCCATAGTCATCTCGGACTTCGCCTTGACCTCGATGGATCCAAAAGCAAAACCCTTCTGCTCGTCAACCTTGTCCAGAACGACATTGATATCGAAGTCACTGATGTACGGGATCTGCCGATAAGCCTCTTGAGTAATCTCCCGAGGCCACATCTCGACATTGTCGCTGAGGCGAGTCAAAGACCCTGCGAGCTTTTCCTCTCCCTCAAATTGAAGTGGACGGTCCAAAAACAAAGAAGCGCTCGCCATAGGTATCTCCTGTCATCGAGAAAGAAATGACTGCGTAGACACAATGTTTGGAATCAGTGGGGTCAAAGAACCCACTCCTGCAGTAGGTGGGTAAGCGGACAAGGTAGCTATCAGCTGCCCCAAAAACTGCATCAGCTCTGTTCCTTTAACTACCGGGTTGGAGGCTCCTCGGCCAAGGCAGATAGTGGGGCTGTCCAAGGTGGCCCCCTGATCTCCAGACATCAGCAACGACCCCGATGTCGATATCTTGGCGTCCTGGGCAAAATCTGCGCTGAGGGAACCACTGGCCGACAACGAGACGTCTTTTCCAGAAGACACGTTCAGGGAGCCGTCCGTGGTAGATATATCAATGTCCCCGTAGGCCGTTACGGAGATTGATTTCTTAACGTCCCAGACCACGTCTCCTTCTTTGGTGATTGTCAAAGTCACTTTTGCCTCAGCGTTTTTATCTCCAGAAGACCTAACAACCAGCTCTAGTGTAGTAGGGCTGTCCTCTCCATGGGAACCTAAAGACAGCTCCACGGCATTCCCAGAGTCGTTCGCCTTCTCTTTAGCAGAAATTCTCAAAACAGTAGGAGAACTTCCGTCCGTAGTCTGGTCGTCTCGTTCAGTAGTCCAAGAAAGAGTGCCACCAAAAGTAGCCAGCTCGTAGTTCTCGCAGAAGTCCTTGATATAGTTCCGGATAGGTATAAACATCCTTTGAGCAACCGGGGTTGCGCCCATCTGAAGAACACCGCCGCGACGGAGAACTACAAAGTTCTCATCTCTCGTCCGAAGCATAATGTCACCGGGGTTTAGGTTCTGACGACCACTCCTAAAACTCTGTGTGTCCTGCTCGAAAGGAGACATGAACCCTAAAAGAAAAGGGGCAGCAAACCTTCCTTCGCTAGGGAGACATAGCCAAGCCACGGCCCCGACCTCTGGAACAGCGTATATCCCCTCCCCGTTCATATAGTGGAAGTAGGGGGACATGACCTGGATATCGAAATAGCGCTTTCCGCCCTTTTCAGACACGCAGTCTACAGACCAGTCCACGATGTTTACGTTTACTATACGCACCACCTCTACGTGTGACGGTACGTACTCTGTCTCGGCGATTGTCCGGGTCATTATCTAAGTCCTAGTAAAGCCAGGGTTTATCAGGAGTTCCCTGTCCAAACTCTGCGCCGTACGCCATTGCTGGTATAGGGTGGGTGCTGTGTAACGAAGACCTCCACCCCTCGGCGGCCGCATCCAGTATTGTAGACTTCAACCTACGGGACTGAAGGCGAGCCACCCAGTCTTCGTGCATGTCCAAAGGAAGAGTTTCTACGCTCTTGAGGATTGGAGAGAACTTTACGGGGGCTTTACCCTCCTTAGAAGCTTTGGAGTTGTACTCTAGGATGACAGACGTGGGAGCAGTGTCTCCCTTCACGTAAGACTCGTGGCTTCCTGGGTCCACCACCTCGCACAGGTTGGTCATGGATCGAACAAATGTTTCTACGTTACGTCTAAATAGGGGCGTCTGGGCCTTTCCGTAGTTTTTCTCAAGCTCGGTCGTAAGATAATTCTGAACCGCGCCTATCCCCTGTAGCCTAAGTATGTCCCTCGGATTTTTAACTCCTGAAGAGACAGCGTCCCCTTTTTTCAAAGAGTCGCCCTTCTTAACAACAATCTCCCGAGATGGGGGTACATAGTGCTTTTCCCCTCCAACAAACACCGACCATCCGCCGGCCGGGTCCTTAGAAATACTGCTAACTACTCCCTCCGCGGTGGACAAGACGGCAGATCCTGGAAGTATACTAGGAATCTTGGTCAGCTGGTCTATTCTGTCAAACACGCTAGTGGCTTTAGCGCCCACGGAACCGGCTATGCCACCCGTATGAAAAGAGTTCATGCTCAGCTGCGTCATAGGCTCCCCAAGAGCCTGAGAGGCGATGACTCCTACGTTTGTTCCTTTTTGATGTAGTTTTCCGTTCTCGTTAATCCCATAGCACTTTGCGCACAACCCCTCTCCGTGCGCGCATTTCAAAGGACTACGAACTCGAACCTCGGTTACTTTGTTGTTTCTTAGACGATTTAGAACATCTGGAGTCACCAGAGTCCCTGCGGGCAGGACCCCCTTGTCCTTTCCGGTCTTCTGGCCTAAGGAGACGGCCTGACTTAGAAATCGGTTTAGGACGTTTTTGTCCTCAATGGGCATCAATATGCCTTTTTCTGTTCCGCAATCCTCGCTAACCACCATTTGGCCCATAGTGGCCTGCATGATCTCTTTGCTCAAAAGACCGGGGCGCCATGTACCCTCCACGCGACTCAGAGTTCCCATACGAGCTCCGTGCATTGATGCCCAATATGAAGCTACGTCCAGGCCCTCAGAATAGGACTTGGTGATAGGAACCGGGACTGTCTTCCCGTAAGAGTCCACCACTAATAGGGGTGCTACTGCCATTTGTCGAAACTGGTCCCAGTTTCCCTTAGCACCCGCCTTAACCCAATCGTACATGCGGTTCTTAGACTTTTCGATAGACCCCAAGGCTGCTTCCTCTATTTTACCACCAGCCTTGTTGTAGATCTTGATCGTCTCTTCTTCCCTTTTGTCTTTGTCCTTGGCGGTAATAGCCTTCTCTAGATCGCGAGCCTCCCGAAGAATTCTATCTCGGTCGTGCTTGTGAGAAATAAAATCGTCTAGGCCAACCGAGGAACCCGTAGAAAATTCGTTGCCAAGATTCTTCAGAGCGTCTGCCACTTTTCCAAAATCGTGGGGCCGTTTAATGGCAACTGCGCCTAGAAGCTTGTTGAGACTGGAAGAAGTCATCTTAAACGAAGGATCTGACAGAATGGCCGGGTCTCTCAAATCTTCTGGAAGGGCATTGTAAACAAGGAGCCGACCTACCGTGGTTTTTACCTCGGGGGCTCCGATCTTGATCAACTTGGATATGTCTTTGTCTATGCTCTTGAGGCTGACAGGGGTATTGAAATCAATTTCTCCTGCCATCGTCGCTTTGGCCAACTGGTCTAGGCCAGAAAACTTCTTAGCGGGGCCAGAACCCATCTCAGTTAGCTTGTATAAGCCAAACAGGGACTCCTGACTCGGTTTATACATGACGTTTCCAGTAGCAGGATTGAAGATGTTGTGAGAAGGCATCATCTTGAAAGCCTCCTCCACCGCCTTTGAACTGACCGGGACGTACGCGCTCATTGCGTCACCGTCGAAGTCAGCGTTGTAACCGCTTGTTGCCAGAGGGTGAATGCGTACGGCCTTACCCTCTATGATTCTAGGACGAAAAGCCTGTACCCCGTACTTATGCAGAACCGGGTCTCTTTTCAAAATTATGGGCCTCTCGTTCAGTACGCTCTGTAACGCCATAAAGGCCATGTCAGAGTTGTTCTTTATTTCTTTCAATGCTTGAGCTGGGCTGATCCCCGACCGGATGAGTCTAGACATGATAAAAGGCTTGTAGAGCTCCTGAGCGGCCTTCCTAGGGATACCAACCTCGTCCAAAGACATAGAAGGTTCTGGGATGATAGTGCCTCGCATGGACAGGTCTTGCCTTTTTCCAATCACCTTGTCCTGAAAGAACCCCTCTTTAGGGGAACCGCCTCCGGAAATGATGTTGGCAATACCCGCAAACTCTTTTCCCTTAGCCACCTTGGTGCCTAACAGCATTAGCGCCTTAAGACCGTCGTACAGCTCTGCGCGCAAAGGAACGGCTACTTCCTCTTCCGGATGTACCTTCGGATCAAATGTCTTGAGCTGGTAATTGGTGTTACCAATCATGTTGTACATTTTGTTTACAAGGTCTTCGGCAAGAGCGCCGTTCTCCTGTACTGACACTGGCCTCATATTGGGAGGAAGAACCGGAAGATGTTTTATAGTGTAAGCTTCTTGAGGGCTGAGGCCGCTGGATTTAAGAGCCCTCAGATACTTCAGCTCCTTGTTTGCTATATCCAACTTAGTTCCGCGCAAGGAGCGCAGCTTAGACTCCAATTCAGACAGTCTTTTTTCTACGTCTATGGATTTCAGGGCAGAGACTATGGCTCCAGGACCTGTGGCCCCGTTTAACTTAGAGTGGCCTTTAACAACGTCGTTGAACTGCGTTCCGCTCATGCCCAACAGACTAGATATGGGCTTCTGGAAAACAGGGTTGGGCATTCTATCCGCTAGAGTGATGTGAGCCCAGTTTGTTCCCAGCTCCAGAGACTTACCAGCGCCTTTAGTTCCAGTAATGGACGGATCAAATATGCCTCCTTTTTCTGGCTTCAGTGTGCTGCCTTGAAAAGAGACACCGGGGTCTTTAATCTCTCCTGCGCTGGTTTTTAGAATGGCCTTGTCGGTCAAGGGCTGAAGAATGAGGTGGTTGCCTTCCTTCACGGTGTCCAGCCCCATGGCTTTCAGGTAACCTTCAAACTTCTTAAAAACAAAGGGCACTTTAGGTGCCGGCAAGGAGTCTCCAGCCTGCAACGCAGCCCAGTAATCGTCGTTACGCTCACTCTTTTGAGTCTGGGCTTCACGAATCACTGACCGCGCGTTGTGAGCCAATAATGCGTAAAGGCCCATAGCGTCCATCTTCTGTCCGCTAGCATCCCCTCCACCTCTAGGCATAAGATTAGAGTCATAGGCATCTCTAGACCTGGAAGACAGCTTCTTCTCCGCGGTGTGGTGCAGCTTAAGTATGTATTGCTCCCCGGCCAAAACATCCTTAAAGACCCTACCCGTAGAAGGGTCTTTAAGATTCTCTACGTCCGATAACCCGTGCTTTTTAAGTTCGTCCTTCAAATGTCTAGTGTAGTCCGGAATGTCTTGGTCAAAGTTGTTGACCACGTACGGAGTGTTAGTCTTTCTAGCTATTTTAGAGGCAGCAGTCTCTAGTATCTGCCCCATGTTGATACGAGAAGGAACCCCTGACGGGTTTAGAAGAACCTCCAGGGGCTTTTCTTCTTGGTCTAACGGCATCTCATGGTCTGGAAGTACTGTTGTTATTACCCCCTTGTTTCCATACCTACCTACTATCTTGTCCCCAACGTCTGCAGGCTCGTCCGCCCTCACGTATACTGTAGTGTTCTTACCGTGCTTGACTACGCGCACTACAGTTCCCGGAACCTCTCGGTCCCAAGTCACCAGGTTGGGCTTCACTGGCTTTATGAGCTTCTTTGAGAACACAGCCAGCTGGCGCTGTTCTGGAGTTATTTCTTCGTGCTTCAAGGCCCCAATAAGAATATCTCCAGGATAGACTGTCTGCCCTACTTGAACCACCCCCCTATCGTCCAGCTTATCTGTTGACGACTTGGAAACCGTAGCCCCGACGTGTGCTAAAAGTTTTTTCTTGTCCAGAATGACATTCTTCTCCTGCGCCACCTGCTCCCTAAACAGATGAGTGGAGGTCAACTTCTTGGCAGCGGATTCAGAGATAACTATTCCGTCATCAAAGTTATAGCCTCTCCACGGCATATAGGCCACTCTCAAATTAGTGCCTAAAGCCATGGTGCCGTTCTTGGAAAAGTTGGTATCGGCCACCGGCTGGTTTTTGGAAACCTTGTCCCCCACCTTAACTATAGGCTCAGAGTGTATTAAGGACTTGTCATTGTTGAGGGGGAAATTGTTGTAGAGCTTTACCTCATAGGGCTTACCCGTTTTGTCTTCTTTGATAAAGATGGACTTGTCTGTAACCTTTTGAACCACCCCGTCTACTCTTGAAACGTGAGCGGCCGCTATACGCCCCAGAATATTTTCAAAAGTGGAACCAGACTCCTCTTTGACCTGGATTAAAGGCTCCTCTCTATTCTTCAAGGGCATTGCCTGCTCGAGCTGTTTTGACGCCATCATAGCTCTATTGCCCTGATTGTTCTGCAAGAACGGTATCAGGTTAGATGAGAAATCGAACAGTGCCTTAGGAGAGTCCAAAACATGAGTGACCTCCGAGGGCTTTACCATAACGATGTTACCCTTTTTGTCACTCGCTTTGATAAGCTTGTCTACGGGAAACAGGCCTTTATCTGTCTTCTTTACTTGGTCAGGAAAGGCAAAAGTAGTCCCCAGCGCTTTGGCCGCGTCCACCTCTTCGTACTTTCCGGTCTTGACGTTTCGGAGCTTTATATAGACTTTGTGTCCTGATTTCCTAACCCCCAAAGCAAGCTGCAAAGTCGCTCCTAGGGCTTCCGACTCAGGAGTTTGGATTGGGTCAAGAAACCCTATATGGGAAGGGTTAATGGCCTTGGCCCCCAAAGAAATCATTACGGGGTCCGATATGCCATGCTCTTTCAGAATGGTTGTTCTCCGATTACCAGACAGGTAGCTCATCGGATTAAGCTGGTCTGGAAACTCTGATAGAGGGCTAATGAAAAACTGACGAATAGGCTTGCCGAAAATATCAGGGTGGACGATCTCTGAAACACTAGACTTCTTGTCTACGTTGTTGAGGATCTTCCTCTGTATGTCCTTTACGTTCTTTTTGGATAGGCGCTCCGTTAAAAGGTCTTCGGCCGAGTATAGGTCTTTGAACACCAAAGAGTCTCTATCGTCTGGATCTTCTTCCTTACGAAACACTTTGGACAGCTTAGAGGCTCCAGCCAACAAAGAGCTTCCGTTTACTTTTTCAAAAGAAGAGCCCAACGTAACTTTAGTAGTGTCCGGAAGAAGAGCCATGCGCTCGAACTCTTGAAGAACAACCTTCCTAGCCTCTTCCTTAGAGGGAGGGGGGGTTCCCTTAAATGCGCGGTACAGTTCTTCGACCTTGTCGGACTTTACGTTCTTGTTAGCTTCATAAAAGGCCTTACCCAAGGACTTTTCAATGTCCGAGTCAGGAACACCCATAAGTTTCAAAACAGAGTATATGGGTATCTTAGACGCCTTATTGGTAAAAGTGATAGACATAATCTTTGAAGACGGGTCTATATTCATATTGAATCCTAGACCCTTGGCTAGGTTCCATTGAGAGGTTAGTTCTCCGTTTTCTCTGACGTGCGTATAGACCCCAGAGCGCAAACGAAATTGGTTCGCGATCTGGCGCTCTTGTCCGTCTACGATGTAAGTCCACCTATTAGTTATCTTTGGCAGCTGTCCCAGCACTACGACTTTCTGGTCCTTGACCTTTCCTGTCTCTTTGTCCACGAGCTCTAGATGAGCCTTCATGGGGACAGTCCAAGACCTCTCCTTGAGCTTAGCCTCTTCTTGAGAATGGATATCCGTGATCGCCTTATCGTCCTCAATCCAGACCTTAGACGCTCTTAACGTGTGCCGACGACCCTCAACAGGAAACTGAGATTTTACCGTCTCGCTCAAACGCTTCTTCATCGTCTCGAAAGGCTCGGTCGGATTGTAATAAGCCACAGCTAACTCCTGGATTTCCTGAAAGTGCCTATGCAGAGAGCATTTTGACCGAATCCTACTTCGGAAAGAAACGCACATCAATCGGGTATAAGAATATTGAAGAGCTGGCTATTAGTTACCTAACAGGAGGAAATTGGATCAAATGGAGCCACAAGTGGAGCCACGAGAAGACGTAGAGGTCGAGATGGCCGACCTCGATGCCCACAACTGTTGTGAAAAAATAGGGAATGAGCTCCCAGGATACTGGGAGAACAATACAGAGAGAGAAGATAACTGATGTGGGTGGTCACAATAATAGTGGCATCCTTCATAGGTACCCTGGTTCTGTTCGGTACCAGGAGGATGGAGTGAGGATATGCCTTCTGTGTGATGAAGGCATAGTGGAAAGCGAGCTCTTCAAGATAACCATAGGTGGGGTCCAATACGAGAAGGACGATGTCGTCTTCTACCCGGACGAAGGCGAGGGGTCTTTTGAGGATAGGACCTTCATAAAATGGGTCTGCCGTGCATGTTCTGAATCAGCAGGCCTGTACCTGGACGAGCTCAGCGTAGATTGCTGCGAATTGTGCAAGCAGCAGTTCGTCCCTCGGGATTCTTACCTCTCCGAATCAGTAATACGGTTCGAGTGGGGGTACATCAAGAAAAATAAGACAGGTAAAGGGCCGGACAGCGTATTTTGTCCGGACTCCTTTGCGCACGCGCACTTTGCTTGTGCGTGTGACATCTGGGGACTCCCTCTTTGGAATCTTGGACATGCCGACGACTTCTAAAAAAGGATTAGGCATGATCCAAACTTGTGACTACTGTGGGCTAGCCTGCGGAGAAGACGTAGTCACATTAAGAGAAGGAGACTCCAGAAAGGAACGGTCCTTCTGCTCCATGGAACATCTAAAAGAGTTCCTGGGATTCGAGGACAGGATAACTTTAGAAGCGGATAGGCGCTTTAGACGCGAGTGCAACCTTCTGTACAAGGAAGTATGCCCAGCGTGCAAAAGGCGTCTGCAGAAAAAGTTCCTGTGACGTTCCAGAGAGGGTCCTACTAGCTCTAGGACCCTCTTTTTTAGCTCTTAGACCAAAGCAGACTCCGGGCCCCTTCTAGGGGGTTTTTGTTCCGGAAGAGGCATGGCTGCCGAACTTCTTTCAGCTCCTGACGACGCCTGAAGCATAGGAAGTATGATGCTATACAAATGCGGGTTGTTAGCCTGCATGGCAGACAGCTCTCGGGCCTTTTCGTGGTCCGGAAGTTGATTCAACCAGCTAACTATTTTGTTAGCCAGCATCATCACGTCATACCCTCCTGCAGGAGCTTGACCTATCTGTGATTGAAGTTGAGACTGAATAGAGTCTTGGTTCTGTGCCTGGCTTGGGTCCTCCAAAGGACCAGGAGGTATTTCCATGGTCGGGGCAGGGCTGGCTTCTGCGGGAACCGCCCCCGGGTCTGTAGCCTGCATCTCTTGTGGGGGCGGCGGCGGGGCCATCATCTCTTGCATAACCTTTTGAGCCCTAGTCTGATACTTAGACATGATGAGCTGAGACTCGCCCTGTATTGCCGCCTGCGACAGAGCCTGCCTCCTCTGACTTTCCAGAACCGCTCGACGCTCGAGCTCGATGAGCTCCATCTCCTTTTCAGAATCCCAATCAGTGTCCTCTAACAGAGACCGGTCGGAGATCTTCCCAGCCTGATTGTACTGAAGGAACAGAGCACTACGCTGAAGGTCGTCCGCCATCCTAAAACGCTTGTAGTGGCACGGAACAGGCTCCCACCCCATAAACGCGCCTATCTGAGGCATCAAGAACTCGGTAACCAAACGAAGGCGGAAGGACTTAACGTCTAGAAAATGGTTTTCCAGCATTCTCAAAGACACGTTCGACCCAGAAAAACTAAGACCACCAAAGATGAACTCAACGGGTGCTCCCATTCCAGAAACAATGTGCTCTGACCACTGACGATACTCTTGAGCCAGCATTAAAGCTCTACCATCACCACCTAGAGTCTGCTGACCAATAGGGACAGGAAGAATCGGTATGTAGTTGTTATCCAGCCTCCAACGAATCAGCTCCTGCTCAACCTTATCTCTCCATTGGGATAAATTGATGGAACTGTAAACGTCGGCACTTGCGGAAGACGTTTGAGGGAACAAGAGCCTCAAAGGAACTACATGCTCAATCGCGATAGCCTCCTGAGCCTTACGAAGTACCTGTAGGTAGAAGGTGTCTTTGAGCACAGGAAGAATCATCGGCATACCCCAACCGCGATCCTTCTGAGCGATTGTGGGGCGGGCCATGTGGTAAATGTTGCTTCGACTAAAAAGAAGCGCCTTGTTCTGTCGTAGGGCTTCAATAAAGGCCTGCGGAATAGTCTCTATGACGTGGCGCTTGGCCATGCGAACGTCGTTGGCCAGAGAGGGGGGTATGACGTAGTAGTAGCGGCTCTCTTCCGTGGCCTCGTTGTGTTCTATAGTGATGTACTCAGGGTTCCACCTAATAAGTCGTATCTGCTTAGCGGACTGTACGTAATGGTCCCTAACATCGAACTCACCGTAGCTCTTACAGCGCTCGCACTCTCCAACGAACTTATACTCTCTGAATATGTACTTCTGCTTTCTAACGTCACGAGCGTGTCCGCACTTCTTGCAAGACAGCATCTTATGAAATGGGAAATAGATGCTAACAAAAGAATTACCGTAGCAATTGTAGTCTAACCCCATTTCCACTTCAAACTTCTTAAAGTGTAAAACCTCGTTAAAGAATACCCGCCAGCGCTCGTTGTCGTGCGTGCTCTTGGAATCGAATATCAGGTCAGTTACGGGATACTCCGCCATCTTATAGCAGACAGCGTTGATTAAGGGGTTAGTGAGAAAGTAGTAACGGCACCACCTGAGCATCGTTTTGAACGATGTGGGCAGGTACGTTTGGGCTATGTCGAAAAACGGGGATGGGTACCTTATGGCCCCAAGACCTTCCCCGGTTAAAGAGCGTCCTGTATTTCTAGAGAACCTAAGAGCCCCGCTGGGCCCGAAGTTCAATGCATCAAGCATTGCCATAACTATAGTTCTCCGCGATGTTCGCTATCTGCTCCTGAGCTTCTACAGGAGACGGGGCATACAAGGCTTGACGCAACGAAGCGCCACCTCTTAATCGGTCTATAACACGTCCAGCTTTCCCAGCCACGCCAGAACCCAAAGCATGCATTGCCAGGGCCGGGGCAATACCCATCTTCCCGGCCGCGATGAAGGCAGCGTTACCGGCCAGTTCTCCTAGACCTCGCTCTGCTAATCCACCTTCCCCTGTAGGACCTACAGGGCCCTGTTTGTACGCTTCATACACAGAGGGAACTGCAAATCCGCCACCAAGCCCTACCGTAAGTCCTTTTTGCCCCACTGGAAGATACTTGGTGATCTTTCCCTGCCCCGTCCATCCACGACGAGATAGCTCCTCGGCAACAGAACTAACGCGGTTTGGAGACCTAGCGGCCTGGGACAAGGGCACAGACGGCTGAAAAAGATGTCCAGAACCCCTAGAGACTAGATTGGCCTTCTCCTCAGGAGATAAAGAAGCCGCGTGGGCAGTTCCGCTAAGCTCTTTCCACCCCTCTCTAACCCCCCTAATGGGGTGGATAAGTCTGTCGGCCGCGGTACCTATCTCTTGAGGAAGCTTGTTCGCCCAGTTCTTAAAGTAGCTGATAGGTCCCGCAGATTTTTCAATGCTCTGCATCTCGTCCACAAAAGCTCTGAGAACCACCTGGCTTAATGGGCTACCCACGATTTTATCTCCTCCAACTGCTCCACAAGCTGAGATCTTCGCATTTGCATGTAGCTGTGAGCAACAAACAGCTTTAAGGCCTGAACGTCTTCTGGAGACTCGTCACTAAGCTTAACCGAATTGACCCCACGAGAGATAACCTCGTCGAAGCGTAGTTTGGACGGGAGGTGGTCGCGCATTAAAAACCGCTCCACCTCGGTCCCCGCAGAATCCGAAACGTGGACAGACGGCTTGAAGTTAAGTGGGTGCTCGTCTTGAAACCGAGCTGTGCAAAAATCACACCTACCGTCCAGGTCGTCGTTATCTACGTTTCCGCATATCTTGCATCGGTACATCGGCTGGCTCAAATACTTCTGAGCAAAGTCGATGGGCGGAGGAAGATACACAATAAACTCGTCAAGGGCGCAACATGCTATATATCTACCTACCTCGTCCTCATCAAAGGGTTCTTCTCGTATTTGAGACGCTATGTCTACCCCAGCCATCAACTGAGCTACAGTGCACCTTTGAGAGATATCGAACACTGGGATGTTGTTGTTAAGGGCCTGGTTTATTTTCTCGAAGACGTGCCACTCATTCCAATAGGTAGAGGCGGTCATCAGGGTTCTGGCCGCCTGTATCTTCTCCCAATTGTGCGGGCTTATGGAAGGAGCCTCAAACGTGGTTAGGATTTCTTTTCTTAGAGTGTCTGGCTCCCAATCAACCCAGTCGGTGTCGAACTGCCCTAATAAACTCATCACCAAGGCCACCGGATGGGCATCGTGATACCCAAAGAACCGGACAATGGGCTCTTTAGACGAAGCGACTTTGGCGGGGAGCGTTGTCAGATCTACCCCCCATTTCAAATTCGAGGACATTACTTCTAGACCTTTTGAGGATGAAGCATAGCCCAAACATCAGAAGACGGCCTCTTGGCAACAGAGGGCTTGGCGCCGGCAACATAAGGAGACTTCAGAAAGGCCTGAACCTCTGGGTCCGCGGAAACCGTTCTCCCGTAAAACGTCCCCCTAGGTTTTGCCCCCTGGCTCAGACTCTTCGACATAACCTTACCAAAAACCCCAGCAGATTTGGTACCACCCTCTGATTCCCCACCATTGGCACAGTCAGCCGCCAAACGAGCCAGCATTCTTTTCTGAGGCAAGGGGAGAGACTGAAACACTCCAACCGGATCTTTTTGAAACTCTCTAACCATCTCCGGAGTAAATGCTGTTTGATTGAGCTCGCTATGATTCAACGAGAGGTTATTAAGTTCCTCTTCCGTAACACGATCCGCGCCGTCTTCCCAAACTACCGAAGCGGTCTTGATCCCAAAGGTGGACGCCCAAGGGTCTGGAATGTTCACGTCCCAATGACGATCAAGCCCGTTCTCCAAGTCGAACCTGCGAAGGCACTCGGAGTAAACAAACGGAGATACTTCTGCCCTTTTCTCAAACAGCTCATCCAGGAAACCAGACTCCGGGCTGTTCTTGGAAAAAGATAGCTTACGCATATCTAATGCCGAACGAAGACGCCCGCTATCGGCGTAAGAACTGGACCCCCGTACCCTAATGTCCGGGTCAATAGGATAGCCCATTGACTCCGCCTTAGACGCCAGCTTTACGGCAAAGTGCCGACGTATCGGAGCCTCCATCCGTACGGAATTTTCTTTGAAGTAGGCCTCAGCGGTCTTCACCATATCCCACGTATGGATAGGGTATTTTCTCGTACCGTCTGAAAGAACCACCGCGTAGTCGTTTGGGTCAGAAGGACTGGCTGCCTTAATAACAAAGGCAGGGCTCTTACCGGTAACATCTACAAAGGCGCTCGATGTTTTTTCTGAATCCACGCCCAAAGTTTCTGGGTTTTTACTAAACGCTTCGTACTCTTTTCTTTGCTGGGACTTAGAAGCACCTACGGCTTTTCCTTCTCTAAGATCCGACATAACGACCGCTCTTAGAGCGTCCTCTTCCGTAGAGCCCGAAAATCTATTGTCCTTCTCAAGATTTTTCTTTTCTAGGTCTTTAAGCTCGTCATAACCAGATCGGTACCCGAGCTGATAACCAATGTACCCAGGTACTATTAAGCCCCCCGCCGCATCTACTGCTCTTACACCGTGAGGTCTTTGTCTGCCTGCACGATAATCCTCCCTACCATGCGAATTCCCCAAAACATACCCAACTACGTCAGGAATGCCTGCAAAACTTAAAGACATAGCGGGGCCTATAATTGCCTCTTTCGTAAGGCCGTATTTTTCACAGGCGGTTAGTATGTTAGCCGACGCTGTCTTCTGAGCATCTTCTGGAAGCTTGTCTCCATGCTCCGCAAGGTAGATCATGGACATTGCTGTAGTACCAGGATCATAGCAGGCGTACTTATGAAACGCCGTACCACCGTCAATCATTACGAGAGCAAAGTCTTCAGAAGACAAAGAGCTCTTGGGTCTGATAGACGCCGTCTTGATGACCTCTGGGACGTCGTTCAACGTAGGAAACACCGCCTTCAGAGTTTCCCCTTCATCGTCGTACCAGTCTAAAGTAACGCCAGCGTACTTGTTCTTGGATGACATGTTTTTACCCTTAGGAGCTTCCTGTACTTCAGACTTGTCTTTCCCAAAGAAGGTACCAGCTGCTCCTCCCAAAAGTCCACCGCCGATAGCGGAACGAACCATGCCGGGCCCCAAAGCCCTACCACCCAGACCACCAATACCGCCTGCAATAAGACCTCGGCCAGCCCCAAGCCTAGGGTCATCGTGCGACCAACCGCCCAAACCCCCAGACACCGCCCCAGCGGCCATTCCAGGAGCTACCTGCTTGGTAAACCCCACAAGATGCCTAACGACTTCGTTGGAAACAACATCGCCAGCCCCCCTGACTGCGTCCTCGCTAAGAGACCCAAACTCGTTAATCTGATCTCTAGCCTCTGACCCCAAATCGTTTATTGACTTACGAACCTGCTGAGTAAAATTGTCCAGCTCTTCTTGGGCCTGCCGGCTTAAGTCTTCAAGCTCCTGTTTTGCCGGCCTCAAGCTCTCTTTAGCGGCCTCGCCAATGTTTTTACCAACTACCCTACCCGGAATCGTAGAAGCCGAAGAACCAGCACGAGATATTCTCCCTGCCAGGTTCTCTGCAGCAGACCGTAACTCACCTAAATTGGGCATGGATTTTCTCCTTCTAGGGCAGTTTACGCACAAAAATAGGCCACTAGAACTGAGGCCAATAACACGTATACACCCCCAACGAGGTCCCTAAAAGATGACGGTTTTTTAGGTACAAGGTTAATAGAACCTTAACCCACCAACTTAGCCCAGAATGGAGGCATTTAGTGACTAACGACACCCGGATGCGCCAAATAATGCAAGAGTGCTTTGACGGGACGAGGTACAGAAACTGCACAAATTGCCCAGCCCACCATAAACAGCCCGGAGGAATATGTTGTTTTGGTCACAGATATGAGGATGACGACGATAGCTGCCGCGCCTGTCCCTACTCTCACCAATGCCGACAAGAAACCTTTGCATGGTCTGCCCAGAAATCCAGTCACGTGTTCAAGACTTCCAGCTCCCAGTACATACGACCGAACTCCTCCTCCTCCTCCAAACCCAACGAGCCTCTTATTAAAAATAACGAAAACAACAGAAGCGGTTTCGTAAAGACAGAAACTACAGAACAAAGTTTTGCCAAACAGCTAGGTATTAGGGCCCTTTGGGGCGCCGTAGAGGGGTCCCTTGAGATGATTCTGGGCTTCTTTAGAACCAAAAGGCCGTTCTAATTTAGATTGACTGTGGGGCCCTAACCTTAGACACCTAGCTATCAACCACATAGGAAGGGCCAATGCAGTACTCGTTTGTACCCAAGGAAAACGACAAAGGATATGTATCTAACAACCTGATCCTACCCAAAAGGATGGTCAACGCTGCACTGTTTAGGTCCACATTGACCATCCCTTTTGGAGAGGCCCAGGAATTTGACAAAGAGACCGGGGAACTTTTAAGAACCACTACTGGGAATCTGCTGCTGTGGGAGGAGAGCAAAAACCATCTGATAGTTCCAAGGGAGTTCATCCCAAAAAGCCACTACAGCGAATTCAGATTCCCGTTCGTAGACCTTCGTTTGAAGGACTCGGACTTCGGTAGTTTTGAGTTCAGGGACACCATAACCTTTAGAGACGAAGAACAAAGAGAGGCCTTCGACGCCCTAGCAAGAAACTACAGCGGAACGCTGAATCTTAGCTGCGGAAGAGGGAAAACGGTTCTGGCCTTAAAGTTAATAGCGACGTTGAAAATACCCGCCGTAGTGGTAGTCAACACAACCGCTCTTCTAGAGCAATGGAAAGAAGAGGTTGAAAAGCATCTAGGTCTTAAACAGGTCGGGGTAGTTCAGGGAACAACATTCGATTGGAAACACCCTGTCACAATAGCCATGATTCATACTCTATCTGGAAGAAAAGACAGGTGGCCCTGGGAATTCAGACGGCACTTCGGCGTGGCTTTGTTCGATGAGGCCCATCACGTCAGCGCCCCACTATTCGTAAAAAGTGCCGACTTGTTTCTAGGAAGAAGGTACTCTCTTACCGCAACCGCCAAGAGACTAGATGGGCTAGAAAGGATATACCAGTATCATCTCGGCCGTGTCATATACACCAACCTAAAGCAAGACCTAATACCGCTTACCATCTTCCACCGCCTCAAATGGACGTTTGATCCATGCCAAAAGAACTTGGTTACCGACTCTAGCGGAGACGTCAACCTGTCCAAAGTAAGAACCTTTCTAGGAACCCTAGAGTGGAGAAACCGACTCATAGCCCAAAACGTCCTCAAAGACCTTGAAGAGGGCAGAAAGGTTCTCGTACTTAGCCATGGAGTAGAGCACGTAGAGGCACTCAAACGGCTAATAGAGTCCTACGGGGTAGGATCTGTAGGATCCATAACGGGGTCTACCCCTCAGAAAGACAGGATGCCGATCCTCAGAACGTCTAACCCCGTAGTAGGCACGTTTCAGTTAGCCCGAGAGGGGCTTAATCGACCTGAGCTGGACACTCTGTATGTAACTACGCCGTTTTCTAGCCCAAACGATCTTCAGCAGTCGTGGGGAAGAATCCAACGGATACACCCCGAGAAAAAAGACCCCCTTGTTAGGGTATATGAAGATATGCCACTCAACTGTTGCGTTAGCTCTTGCAGAAACCTGAGAAACTTTCTCAACAAATGGTCGTACCCGTTTAGAAAGCGGGACATCAACACGGAGGAAACATGGACTCTTCAAAGACAATAGACCCCAGCCATCTTGTAGTAGTCACGTCTCAAAGCGGAGAAAAGTACGTTGGGAACGTTCCGGAAGACGTAGTAGATGCCTTCTCCTATATGGAGGAGGAAGACTGCATAGAGCTGGACGACGCTAGGTGTTTGATCGGACAAGTGCGAGTTTCTGAGCAAAAAGCTTCTGGCACGTCTGTGTCATCGTTCTCCCTAATCGTTCCCATAGATGTAGCGTCTAGCGCTATACCGAGGTTATGGATCCGCCCCTCGTCTTGGTATTTTCCGCACGTAGATCCAGACATCTACAAAAAGATCATTGACCTTATCGCCCTGTGCCAAAAGAACGAGTCGATAGCTCGAGCAAGAAACGCAGGGATCGTGGTGCAGTAGTGGAACCTTGGTCAGCAGAATGGAAAACAGAGCGGCTGCTAGAACTTTACGACAGCTGGAGCGGCTGTAAAAGGTGCTCGCTTAGAGAGGAGAGAACCAACATAGTGTTCGGGACCGGTAACGTGGCGACAGATATCATGTTCGTCGGAGAAGGTCCGGGAGAACACGAAGACAAAATAGGTACGCCTTTCGTTGGGGAATCCGGCAGTTTGTTGTTCGATATCATTTGGCCCATGTCCGGAGGAGAAGACCGAGACGAGGTGTTCATCGACAACGTAGTTGCATGCCGACCTCCAGGTAATAGAGAGCCTTATGGAAACGAGAAAGACTGCTGCATAGAAAGGCTGTTCCAGGTCATATACATCGTAGACCCGTTGCTCATCGTCACAGTTGGTAAGTTCGCCTTAACGGCCCTTCTCGGCGGGCGGTCTTTTAGCATTGAGGCTGAGCATGGAAAGATATTCAGCTCTCCGTCCCCTACCTTTGAAGTTACGGGAGAAAGAAAGGGAGCTGAGATACCGGGCAAGTTCTTTCCCAGAAAAGGAGACGACAAAAAAGACTACCATCTAACCTACGACGTAATGCCAATTTACCACCCGGCGTACATCTGTAGAGTGGACCAGTTCAACCAAAAAACAAGAAAGTTCAACCCCAGAGGTCCTGGGGAACTAACGGTCCAAGACCTGCGCTACGCAAGAAAGCGAATCGCGGAGCTTAAAAAAGACTACAAGTCTTTGGAAAGGTAGTGACATGACCGCCAAGGTATTCAAGCGCAAAGAATCCAGTGAAGAATCACCTCTTTACCGCGCCTCGGAGGCGGTAGAGCGGTATCAGGAAGCAAAGCAGCTTCTGGACAGCATGCAGGAATCGTTTAAGAGGTCATATCCAGAAGCCTACCGGGCCTTTCTGAATATCCTGGCTCAGATGGACGAGGTTCAAGAGCGCATCAAAGAAGCACACAGCCTTGTGCAGGAGTCTAAGGAATCTGTGGGCGAGTTCAAATGCGTCCGCAAATGGAAAAGTGCGGGATACGACCCTGTCGAGTTCGTGAACCTTCTGGCTGAGTACAAGAAAGCCGGAAAGGTGGTTGAAGAGATGGTCAAGGCGGGTGCGGTTGAAAAGATTGTCTTGTCTGACCGAGCCCAGGAGTATTTTTCTACCAATCCCGAAGCGAGCTCCCACTTCCAGAACGCGTGGAAAGATCGAGCAGAGTCTACAGCGGCCGTAACTTGCCCAAAGATCGTAGCGGGGTTCTAGTGCTGTATGAAGACCCTACCCTAGAACATCTAGTCACGTCGGCCAGAAGGATATACAAAAACGGCCGCGTGGAAGAAGAAACATCTTCAGACCCCATACCGGAGGAGCTAGTGGAACAGCTAGAGCCGTTCATTGGTGACGGGGAATCCCGCATCATCGTAAGCGGAACCTTGTCCAGCACTGTAGACTATCAAAAGGCCGAGGCCTTCGTCAGCGTGTCGGTTCCGTGTGGAACCAGCCTAGACCACATCCGAAAAGCGCATGACATAGTGCGGGCGTTTGTTAACGATCTTCTTATAGAAGATCTAGAGACTATGAAAGGCCTTAGAGACTCCTCCAAAAAAGGAAGTCTCCCTCCTAAAGGCCCATCCAGCAAAACAGCTATTCAAGATCAAGAAACACCCGCCAAGGTAATCAACCGACCGTCTTTCAGGAGGTAGTAGTGTATACGAAGACCGGTTCTGGAATACCCAGAGCAGACTCTATTAGCGTGGTAGAAGGGAAGCTAAGGTTCTCTCCGGGACTAGATCCGGAGCCGGTGGCTGAACTAGTCGCAGTGTATTCCAACAAAAGCACCGGGATAACCTACGGAACCTGCCCGATGCTATCCACAATGTTCAGCTCAAAAACCAAAGAGGCTCTTCTGAACTTCCTCAAGAGTGCAGAAGAAGACTTCGGAAGAGCCTTCTTTGGAGAAGAGAGTACGGAAAGAAGTGATACAGACCCAGGTTCCTATGCCCAGGCAGAAACATCGCAAGGAGTTCGTGCTCGTTATCTTGGAGGACTGTAAATGTCTAACCTAGAGTACCGAATCCTAACAAAGATTCTTAAGGAAGGGACGCTGCATCCAGCACTCGTAGCAGGTCTAAAGGAAGACTACTTCGAGGACATAGAATCTCGGCAGATTTGGAGGTTCTTCAACCAGCACTGGTACAACCAGAACACGTTCCGAACTATCCCAACGCTAGAGTCCATACAAAGAAAGTGGCCGTCCTTTCAGCCGACGGGGGAGGGGAGAGAGGCTCTAACCGCTCTTATCGAAGACCTGCGGTCTAGGTCATTGGACCTGGACGCTAAAAGGATTGCGGCCGAATTTGAGGAGCTGGTTACTTTCGATACATCTTGCGACGCTATCCGAAAGATGCGGGACAAGATTAACGAGCTGCTATCCAAAGCCGAGAAGTCTGAAGAGTACACCATAAAAGACGTGGTGAAGTACGCCAAGGAGCACTATGCAAATGCTAAGAGCGGCGCAGTGTATGGAATACCCTGGCCGTGGGACTGCCTGACCCACGACACTCTGGGAAAAAGAAAGGGTAACTTGATAGTCTTTTATGCTCGAATGAAGAGCATGAAATGCGTGTGCGCAGGTCAGAAGATAATGACCCCCTCCGGACTCTTAGAGCCCATAGAAAAACTAGACGAGGTTACTTGGGTGCCCTCCTACACGGCCAGCAACGGGAAGATTCGCGTAGCTAAGGCTCGTAGGGTAGTAAGCGGCGTCAAGGAGTGCGTGGAGGTTAAGACAGAGTCCGGTCTAAAGCTCAGGACCAGTGAAGACCATCTGTATATGACCCCGGGAGGAAAATACAAAAGAATACGGCATCTAAAACCTGGGAACTATGTTGCCACGTCTCGTAGGCTGCCTGACTGGACAGTCACAAAAACTCTATCCTGCGACTACGCTTTCTGGTTTGGAAGAAATCATCAGTATAAGCAGGATGTGTTACGCTGTCTATTCTCCTCAGATAGATACACCATCGCGCAGTATCTCCTGGGCCTGATGGACGTAGATGCCAGCATGTCCGAAAGAAGAGCAGTGTGGGTCATGCCTCACGAAGAGCTGGCCTACGACATTCAGCACTTTCTAATGAGGTTCGGGGTAAGGGGTTATATCGAGAACGGTAAAAATGAGTTCCGAGTAGTTGTCCGTCAGTGTTGCCAGTTAGGAGGGCTTGTACGGTACATTACAGACACTCCTTGGGTAAAAGCAGAAAGAGAGTTCCTCCTGTCCCTAATGGACCTCGTATCTCTACAGTCCAGCGATCCTTCCTCAGAAAAAGACCGGGGACCAGATGACGACATAATCTGGGAGCGTATTGAGTCCATAACATCAATAGGGGAAGTCCCGTGCTACGACATCTGCATCGAGGATGGGCAAGACCCCAACTTCGTCGTAGAGGGGTTCATCGTACATAACACGTGGCTGACTTTGCACTGCGCAGTCCATGACTACATGGTCAATAACTGTAGAGTTCTGATCTGGTCTAGAGAGATGTCTAAGGAGGATCTGTGTCTTCGAGTTGCGTCTCTAATGGCCAGAGTGGACTACCAGCTATTCAAGAAGGGTCGTCTTCCTCCAAGAAAAGAAAAGGAAATGTTTGATGTACTACAGACCCTTCTAGACCAAGAAGACGACCTAGACGGAAAAGAGATGAGAGAAGGAGCGTCTAAGGGAAGAAGGCACATGCTTCTACTAGCAGGCAGAAACGTCCCTAAAGACACCGCGTCTCTTCAAGTAGTCATAGACAAGTATCAGCCGAGCATTGTCTATCTGGACAGCTTTTATCACATGGACCCCACCGGTGCCTCCAACAAGATGCAGAGGTGGGAACGCCTGGCAAAGCTATCCGAGATAATCAAGGCAATGGCACAGGACAATGACATTCCCTTCGTGGCTGTACACCAGGCCAACCGTCTAGGAGAAAAGACCCACGGGAATACCCTAGCGGACCTGGCGGATACTGACGTTCTTGGTCGAGAAGCCGACTTGATTATGAGAATACTAAAAAGGAGAGGCAAGGAGTTGTACGAGGACGAGTACGAGGTGGTTAAAGACAATCCAGAGCCAGTCGCCCCATCTCCTCGGGTATTCAGAAAGAAGGGGCCAGAAATTGTCTTGGAATCTAGAGCTCCTACTACAGAAGACGACGCCCCTCGTGTAGGAGCAGAGCTAGCCATTGTCTTGGGAGGTAACAGAGAGGGTGTTCTAGAAGCCCTTACGGTTCATGCCGTGCCTGGGTACAACTTCTCCCTAATCAGCTCAGACTACTCCACCCAGGAAATATCTCAGTGGCTTAAAGAGGACGAGGAGCCTAAGCCCCTAAAAGCGGCTCCTCGTCCTGAAAAGGAGGCAGACGGGAAGTTCAATAAGAACGCGTTCAGGCAATACCTTAAGAGTAACTGATGAGTGTTGCCGACCAGATAGCAGAAAAGTATCTGGAACGTGTCCGCTCAAAAGACGAGTTCATCTCTGCCGCCTGTCCGTTCCATAAAGGCGGTAAAGAACAGCATCCCTCCTTTTGGGTAAACAAGAGGACTGGAGCTTGGGGATGCTTCGCTTGTTCCTCCAAAGGACGAGACCTCAAACAGCTTCTGCGAGAGCTCGGAGTAAAGAATCGAGCCCTTGAAGATGTCATTGAGGAGGCGTCCAAAGAAGACAAGGAAAGAGAATTCGTACAAAAAGCGGCTCGGACCAAAAAGGCTCGAGCAGAATTTCGTGGAACGCATATACTGCCCGAGTCTTTACTTGGGGTTTTCGACTTTCTCCCAATGGACTTGAAAAATTCCGGGTTCAGCGAGAGATTGCTTCGAGAACACGACATAGGGTTTGACCGTAGGTACTCGAGGATAACTTTTCCGGTAAGGGACATGTTCGGAAATCTGGTAGGCATAAGCGGCCGAGCGACGCTACCGGGAGATATGCCCAAGTACCTCTTCTACAGTGGAAGGAGGCTAGTAAACGGGAAGGAAGACTACCGAGAGCTAGGAGAGTGGTATCCGGACTACAGCAACGAGTCAGTACGAGACCACCTGTGGCGAGGCAACTTCGTGTCTAATGACCTCCTCGAGGGGTCCTGGGACCAGTTAATCGTCGTAGAAGGATTTAAGGCGGCCCTTTGGCTTGTCCAGAACGGCTGGTACCACACCGTCGCGATTATGGGCACTAGCATGAGCCAAGCCCAAGAAAGAATTATAAGACGGTTTGGGGCTGAGGTATTCGTCTTGGCCGACAACAACAATCCCGGAAGAGAGGCTTCCAAGATGTGGTGTCGTCGGCTTTCTTCTTCGTCGTTTCCCGTCTATGAGGTCAAGTACCCAGACTACTGCGACGAGTCCACGCAGCCAGATAACTTATCCCGTGAGGAACTAGAAGAAATGTTCCGGGGATCAAAACAGTTTGTAGGAAGAAAGCATGAGTTTTTCAAGAAGTTGGAAAAAGGCTCAGCATGACGACTCTCAGCGTCGATCCACTATGAGCAGCTCCAGAAATCGTCGCTATGGGTTAATGTGGAAACTGGACGAGACACCTACCAGGATCCACCTCATGCTACCAGAGAAGATGTATAGGCACCCGTCGGGAGAAGAATTCCCCTTCCGGGCTGGGTGCCGGTACTGGGTTCCTTGGGGAGGTCCAAACAAGAAAGGCACGTTCTTGGAGGTCGGGGATAAATGCATCATCGACGTCTACAGGAATCCGGCCAAGTTCGGTATGGACATATCCCCGATCAAAAAGTTCAAGGACCTTCGTCCTCAGATCTACTATTCTACGGCCGCTTGGATTGAGGAGGAGTTCCACCTCGTAGAAAAGAAGGCCAACACCGGAGACGGGACGTACAAGGAACGCGAGCGCTGCACCAAAAGAGGGTGTCCGCACTGTGCTAATCGCGTACCAAAAGTGTTCGGTCGAAAGGTGTACCTGGACATCTCAATGTCCCACTGGAACCAGACCGTTTACGGGATCCAAGAAAAGGTCTCCAGTACGTGCAAATGTGGCGGGTTCATCTACACCACCCACTACGAGTGCGAAAAGTGCAAGAACCAGCTCGTTGACGTAACCAACAGCTGCTTCTCGTGCCGTAGCACAGATATCGGTATTGACCCGGACAACGCAGAAGCGGTTTGCCAGAAATGCAAATCAGTGTGGAGTGTTTATGAGGTAGACAATCCAGAAATCCGCAAAGAGGTTAGTGAGGAGGTCATCTGCGGTAAATGCAAGCATAAGGGTTATCCGGTTCCAGTACAGGTGTGTTCCACCGAAAAGTGCTCGGGTATCCCGCACAGCATTTACGACTGCCAAATGCGCGTCAGCCTAGTGGCCAGCCCTTCAGGCAAGAACAAAGAGCTTCGGATTGACGACATCCGAATTCAACCTCCAGACCCCAGGCTCTTTGATCCTACCCACCAAGGGTTGTCAAAAGAGGACGGGGAGCGCGGAGCAAAGTTCATGTCATCTCCTGTTGACTTGGACCAACTGCTGGCGCCACTAGGACCCGAGGAAGAAGCCAGCTCCTTGGGCATCGCTAATCCGTTTTCTGACAGCGTAAAGTCCTCGGGATACGCCCAATACGGCGCCCACACTGAAGAAGATCCTAAAGAAGAGGAGGATAGGAGTCAGCGCACTCTCCTTCGTCCTCGAGGGCTCAACCAAAGTCCCCCCGTCGATGACGATAGCATTCCGTTCTAGTACCTAGGCACTCCCGATGAGGCTCTCCGCGAGCCTCATCGGGCCCCCTATCAGAGGTAACGATGTACGACGTAAGTGTTCCGCGTTCTGAATACGTAGAAACGCAAGAACAGGCTAAGCAACTACTGAAGAAGGCTTTAGACGTTGTTAATGACCCGGACAATCTGATTGGGTACGACACAGAAACAAAGGGCAAGAAGATACCCATCAAGTCTGCTCCGCTAGATGCTTTTACGGATACCGTTACCTACTGGTCGTTGTCCTTCAAGCACAACGGAGAGTACGGACGGTGGTGTCTTCCGGTAGAGCATCTTCAACTCTTCTCCCCTTTACTGGAAAACCCTAAGACACGACTTGCCGGATGGAATGCGAAGTATGATGCTCATGTCAGCTGGAACTGCGGCATAGATATATTTCAATGTGGGGCCGTCATAGACGGCGTCGCTCTGGCCCAGACACACGACGAAAACAGACACAGCCACGGACTCAAATCCTGCGCCCCAGATTGGATAGGGATAAACATGACCAGTTACCTGTCCCTATTTGACGGGGTTAGGGACTCTAAAGGTAAGAAAGCTAAAGAGTACGAGACAAGTCTAGTAGAGCTCGTAGAGCTAGGGCACAGAGATAGGGTCGCTGACTATGCGTCCTTGGATGCTTACGCACACCTGCGACTTGTCGAATGGCTAATAGAGAAGACCAAGATGGTACCTATAGGAAACCGCACCTTGTGGGACTACTTCTACAAGACAGAGGTCCCGTACACTAAACGACTGTGGATCATGGAACGTATAGGGATGGGTATAGACGTCCCGTATCTAAAGTCTCAGGTCAAGCCTATTGAGGCCAAGATGGCCGAGCTAGAAAGAAAAGTTTTCAAGACTGTAGGAGAGCCCATAAACCTAAACTCCCCTTCTCAGCTAGCAAAGTACTTCTTCTCAGAAACAGGTCTGGGTCTCACTCCGATAAAAGTAACGGGTAAGGGGGCTCCGTCCGTAGATGAGGAGGTAATGAATGCCCTTGCTGAAGCCGGAGTTGAAGTAGCTAAAGACGTGCTGGAGTGCAGGCATCTCGGAAAAATCAAGGGCACCTATATGGACTCCTTGATAGCTCTGGCCGACTACTATCCTGACAAAAGAATACACCCAACGTTCAACCAGCTCGGTGCTCGAACGGGACGTCTATCTTCAAAAGACCCAAACAGCACCAATATGCCGAGGCCCGACAATGACGAGTGGGGGATCCGCCGATCGTTCATTCCACGAGAAGGGTACGTGTATATCGTTGCCGACTATGAGCAGATAGAGATGAGGATCATGGCAGACCGGGCAGGGGACGAAAACATGCTCGGAGCCATCAATGACGGCAAGGATCTTCACTCCTTTACCGTGTCCAAGATGACCCCCGGAGTTATGTACGAGGAGGTAGTGGCGGCCAAAAAAGCCAAGCAGCCGGACGCTCGTCAGAAATGGCTAAAGACTCTTAGACAGGATAACAAGGCAGTCGGGTTCGGTATCATCTACGGGGCAGGACCACCAACCATCTCTGAGCAGATTCAGATCAGTGAAGAGGACTGGAAAAACCAGGTAAGGCAGATGTCTGGACGTGAGTTGGAACGTAAGGCCACCCGTCTCATGAAAAATAACCCCCTGCTAACAGAAGAAAAGTCCGTGGAGCTAGTAGGTAGATACGCCTACGCAGCCATCAAAATAGAGGACTACTTCAAGGTCTTTCCAAAAGTGAAGCAGTACATGGAAGAGACCCCTCTTCAATGCAGAATGGAGCTTCTGAGACAGGACTGGGATTTCGACGTGGACCCCCGATATCCCGGGGCCCGTCTCATGTCCAAATCAGGGCATACAAAGCCGTTTGGGTACGTCCGAACGCTCACTGGGCGTCTTCGTCGTCTAGAAGACATCGACGGCACAGGACCCAATGCTGCTGAAGCTAAAAGGCAGGCGGTCAACGCAACTATACAGGGCAGCGCGGCTGATATAATAAAAGCCGCTATGTTGAGAATAGGGGATAATATGGAGCTGACTATGTTGGGAGTGGAGCTTATCAATCAGGTTCATGACGAGTTGGTCTTCGAGGTTCCAAAGGAGCACGCGGACAGGGCCGCTCCTATCATCAAGGAGCATATGGAGCATCCGTTCTACCCTGAAGAGGCCTTAGTGGTTCCAATCCCAGCAGACCTGAAGATCGTGACCAACTGGGCCGACGCGAAATGACGATCACCGAAGTAGTAGAACTAGCGGCAGAAAGGGTAGGGGCAGACCCCAAACTGTTTTGGGGTTTTGCCCAGGCCCTGATTGACTCTGTAGTAGGACAGCTCGACCACGGGGTGGATGTAAAAATACGAGGACTTGGTACGTTTTTCTGGGTAGACGTTCCAAGTAAAGAGATGCCTAATGGGCGATCATACGCGGCGGGCAGAAAGCTTAAGTTCAAGCCTGCCAAAAGACTTCAGTACAGGAGGACCATCATGTGTTCAGAAGAAGAAGAAGGGATGACCAAGTACGCCGTTGTTCTGGACGACGATAAAGCCAAAACAGCTTCCAAGAAACGTCCCGGTCATTGCCCAGAATGCGACAAGGGATTGGACAAGGGCGGGGCTTGCCCCACTCACGGCACGGAACCTTTTGAACCTAGGAAGTAGAAATGTCCCCTAAGAAAGCAGACCCCAAACTCTCTAAACGTCAGCTAAAGAAAGAGCAAGAGAACCCCTCCAGTGAAAAACCGGCACCCGGAGTCGCCTCTTGGATCGCCAAAATGGCCAAGATGGAGAAATTCAAAGGTCTCGTTCAAGTCCAACGCGCTTGCGATGTTGGTACTCCTTACCGCCTTCGTCGTCCCACTGGGATTCTTGGGCTTGATATTGCTTTGGCGGGAGGATTCCATGCGGGCGGCTGTGCGCAAATTCACGGCGCGGAATCCGTGGGCAAAACATATCTGGCGTACCGAACGGCGGGGATGGTCCAGAAAAATTACGGTAATAGAGCTGCCGTCCTCATCGTCTGCACCGAGATCCGTATTGATAAAACCTTCGCCAGGAAAGCAGGGTTCTGCGTCGGGTACTCAAACTCAGAGATAGAGCACTTCGAGACACTAAGAGCCTCAGAGGGCCTTCCTCCCTACACCGCAGAGGAGGTGAGCGACCTGAAAAGGCAAATAGGTGAGGTGGTAATCATCTCAGGAAGCAACGGAGAAGAGGCCCTAGACGTGGCCTACGAGGCTGTAAAAGAGGGGGCATTCCAGCTCATAGTTATAGAGTCTCTAGGCGCTCTACTTTCGGCTGACCAAGAGGCTGGAGATGTCGGTGACCGCGTGTACGGTGGAAGCTCTGTCATGCTCACCAACTTCATGAACAAGATATACCCTCTGTACATGATGGACCGTCCTGACGGCACCATGCTCGAGACCACCCTCATAGGGATCAACCAAGCTCGAGCGGAGATTGGAGGAAGTCCTAGGGGACCTAAAACACACGCTGCAGCGGGGGCCTATTCCTGGAAGCACGCGCAGCTAGCCAGCCTAGAGCTCAACAAGAGTTCCCCCATTAAGGCTTCAGGTGACGGACCTATCATTGGAAGAGAGGTCCGATGGGACCTGACCAAGGGAAAGGCGGGGACTCATGATGGAAAAAGAGGTTACTACAACTACTACCACGTCCCTAAAGAAGACCCAATCTTTTGGAAGGATGTGGAGAACAGGATTCATGAATGGGGCATAGACTCCATTACCGAAATGGTGGAGACAGCTAAGGGGCTTGGGGTGATTGAGGCAGCCGGGGCTTGGCTGAAGTTCTCGGTCAACGGCAATCTACTGGTTCATTGTCAGGGATCTGACAAGTTTGCGGACAAGCTGGTGTCGGACCCTGAGCTCCAAGAACAACTGAGAAAAAGGTGCTTGTCGGAAGCCAAGCTGCCTGTGGCGTATACCTCATGAGTATTTGGGAATGCCCTAAGTGCAAGCTGGGCATATCTATAGATGGCGTCAGGGAAAGGGCTCTGAACATTGCAGGGCTCTCTCCCTACTGCACATCGTGCGGAAAAGAGATGTACAAATCGTGCAGGGAAGCCGCCAGCCCGGGCAAGACGGACAGCCAAAAAAGAAGTAGGGCGCAGGAGAAAAGGGCGGCCTCTCGATGGGGAGGAAAGAGGCAGCCCGCCTCTGGTGCTGGAACGGAGAAAGGAGACGTTCGCGTAAAAGGAGTAGTGAGAGGAGAGTGTAAACTGACCAGGTCTTCTAGCTACACACTCAAGCTGAAGGACCTAGAGACTCTAGAAAAGCAGGCGGCTCTGAATGAGGAGCCCGTCTTCGAGATAGAGTTTCAGGGGGTATATCCGAGCAAGAGGTACGTAGTTCTGCCTGGTTGGGTCTACGATTCCTATCTAGAACGTAAACGTAATGACCCGGACATTGCCAATGGACCCCATAAAGACTCTTCAAGATCTGGAACAAGCTCTTAAAAACGGAGAGAAGGACAGAATCGACTACTGGCGTAGACAGGTGACGGTTCAGGCCGATGTCGAGAAGTACTTCTACTGGCTGTCCAGTACAGAGACGTCTACCTCTGTAGTTACGAATCTGAGGAGGACCAAGACACGAAGCTCGGGCATACACCCCTCTAGCGCCTGTAAGACCGGAGTGTGCCACCTGGCCTTGTATTTTGGGTGCACGGGGGAAGTAGAACCAAAAAGGTCCTACTGCCAAGAGAGCCAGTTGACCTGGGATATCGGAACCCTTCTTCACGACACATGGCAGATGCACTTCAAGAACATGTACCAGGACCAGTTCCGGTATGAAGTTCCTCTACAAGACAACACCCTACTGGTAAAAAGCAGCACAGACGGCATCTTCACCTTTTCCCACCTTAAATTCATTCTTGAGATGAAGTCCATCAAGGAAGGAGGAAACTTCGGCTGGGAGACGATTCAGAAAAAGCCAATGGACGATAACGTTCGGCAAGCGCACTTCTACATGAAACTAGCCGACGTGCCTTTTGCACTTATCCTCTACCTGAACAAGAACAGGGGCATCTTCAAAGAGCACGCGGTGGCGTTCGACTTTTCAATCTGGGAGAACATTGTCGACAGCGTGCTGAATCCGGTCATTGAGGCAGTTAGGTCAAAGAGCCCGCCAGAAGGAAGTCCGGGGTTTGGGTGTAGATACTGCGACTACGAGCATGGGTGCCCCGCCCTAAAGAAGAACAAAGCAGAAAAGGAGAAAGCTCATGCCGAAACCATTTCCAGGACGTGGTCGAGAAGAATCGGACGTAGCTCCTGAAGCATTTTCTACAGACGAGGTAACCGGACTCAGTACATACCAGTTTTCTGACAAGGTAAAGAGCAGGTTCGTAGAGATCGTAGGAAGAACCGGGGACCGACCTACTCTCGAGGAAGAGCACCGAGGAATATTTCCGGGTCTGATGCCTGGAGATTACTTTACCGGTCAGCTCCCTACGGTCATCCGAAGGCTAAGTCTAGACCAGCTGTCTGCCCTGTACTCCCTGTTTGGTGGTTGGTACAGGTATCTCGCGTACCAAACCAATCTGATAGCCGCCGAAAGGTCAGAGGCTTTGCGCCAAAAGGAATTCCTGTGGGCGCGTATTCGTCAGCAATTCAGAGTAGACTCAGACGGTAAAAAGAATAGCGCCCAGACCCAAAGCGACCTGGCCAGAAAAGACTACAGGTACGTTAAGGCAAGCGCCCACTACGAAGAGCTGAACTCTCTGTACAGCTGTATGCTAGCTGCCTTAGAAGTAGCGCATCAGGATATGAAGGTGATTTCCCGAGAGGTTACCATCCATCAGGCCAAACTAGAGGCCGAGTATATGGGAAACAACATGGGCAATCGTCTGAGTAATCCGTTCCCTAAACCCTTTAGGTCCTATGCGCGTCCGGAGGTGTCTAACGATGACGGAGAATCGGATTCTGAACAGATCCAAGAAGAGGAGGAGCCTACCCACAAAAGAAGAGTTGGTCCCAGAATATTCAGGCAGGGGCAATAGTCTTCGTCTAACGCTCCCAATCCCTCCGTCCTCTAACCGTATCTACAGAAAGAACAAGTGGGGCGGTCTGTACCTTACTAAAGAGGCCGGGTTGTATAAACAGCAGGTACAGACTCTCGTATCGGACCCGGAGAACCTACCCAGAGTAGGAAACCTGAAGACGGGGATAGAAACTGTTTACGAGTTTCGTATCTCGTTATTCTTTCCGGCACTAGAAAATGAGGGTTGGTACCGCACTGGGAACGATGGAGAAAAACAGGCCAAGACTAGGTATAAGAGGATCGACTACGACAATCGAATTAAGTTTGTTCAAGACTGTCTGTCTGGTTCTCTTGGCATCGACGACAGCCAGATATTTAGGGGTCTTCAGGAGAAGAGAGAGGACCCCCTCAACCCTAGAGCGGAGGTGGAAATCTCGGTAGCAGACATCGACGACTTCATTATTAGGAGGCCTAGATGAAGATTAAGGAGGAGGGTTTTGTACTATCGGAGCTGAACCATACAGAACTGGTGGGCTTGGCTAGATGGATTGGAATCAAGAACGTCACGCGCGGGTGGCCCCGAGAGCTTATTCTTCAGTGCATCGAAGGGCTTAATGACCCGGACATTAAGAATCCCGTAGATGTCCGAAGAAGAAAGATGGAGGTTTTCCAGCAAAAGTATTGGGACAGAATCCGCATGCAGGCTCCCAAAAAAGTGTGTCCAAGATGCGGCGAATGTAGAGACCTTCAAGTCATAGCGTGCTATGACCTCAACCGGTCCTACTTCGAGTGACACACATGATTCAAGGCATCTGCTTTACCTGTAACAACGCCAAAGGATGCCCCATTCTAGCGGGAAAGGACGGGTCTTACGAATGGAAAGCGGTCCATGACTGTGTGCACTGGTCCCCCTGCTATCAAAGACAGGAGGAGCATCGTAGGACGCTAAGAAGTCTCCTAGATGAGCCGGGCGTAGTTCGGTTGGCGTTCTATGGGCAAGTGCAGTTCCAAGGAGAAGATGTGGAGCACGTAGACTTCAAGGCCATGCTTCGTCCCGGAATCACGTTCGCTGAGCGAGAACATCAGCTCAGGTATGAGACGGACGAGAATGGAAACGTATCACCAGATGATGTTTGTGGAAAAAGACCTAGGTCAGCTCTACAGCTGAGAAAGTACGCCCAGGAGCTAGGCTTAACCCAAGGCCAGTCTTTGGGAATGACTGTAGAGCAGATCATCAAGTACCTCATGAGTACCGAAGCCGAACAGGGTCTCGTGGTTAAGGAAAAGAAGTCTTCGGCAAAAAAAGGACCAGAGATGGTCCAACAGGAGAACACCATGGCAGAAGGTAAGCGTATTTTGTTGCCCCGTCGTCGTGAAGAGTCCTCAGCTCAAGCCCCTGCTCAAGAAGCTGCTGCAGAGCCGGCTAAGGGTCCGGAGATGGCACGTCCTCAGATCGGGGCCAAGATCGGTCGTCCCCCGTCGCGTCCCAAGGTAGAGGTTCAGGCGGAAGAGGCTCCTGTTCAACCCAGTGCCGCCCCCAGTGGAGACCTGGCTGCCGAGCTGGCCAAGTTCCTTCTTCCAGAGATCCAAGTTCGGGTTGCGGAGGTGGTAGAGGCCAAGTTGGCTGAGACGGTCAATCGAGTGGTCGCCGCCCTCACCAAAGAGATCAACAAGGCCACCAGCGCAGTGGCAGACAGCCAGGCCAAAGAAACGGAGCGCACCCTCAACGGCATCACCGCTCTTCACGACCTTATGGCGGTCAACGGCCTCATTCAGTGGGTTGATCAGGACAGCGGGGACAAGTCCCCTTTGGATCCGCTCCTTCCCGAGAACAAGAACATCTCGATCTATATCCAGGAATGAGCTGTGTGGTTGTGTCGGATGAGGACCTTGACGAATCCGACATAGACGAGCTCCACAAGTTCGCAGATTACGTCGGCATCGGATACTCTAGTGAAGATGCCAACGCCCTCAGGTCCAAAATCCGCTTCTACGGAATGCCTGTCGCCTAAATCACCTCCCCTCGAGCATCTTCGAGGGGAGGTTCCCCCCTTCTCCCTCGGAGGATGACATGAGCGACAAGGTTTTTTTAGGTCACGACACGCAAGACCCCACAAACCTCCTTCCAGCTGAAAGGGCCCTACAGGAGGTCTTAAACGAGCTGAGCTACCAGAAAAGGAGGTGGTCCTCCCTACACGACCAGCGACACACCGCCAAAGAATGGGCTCTCATAGCCTCCAACTACGCGGGAAAAGTCGCCACCTGCGCTGTAAACGGAGACGACGTAGACGAGGTACGAAAACGACTGGCTCAGCTGGCCGCCGTGTGTCTCTCCGCCCTAGAGTTTCTTAAGTTGCCGTAATCGCTTTATTTTTAGCCCTCGTAATGTCCGGGTCATTAGCTGCCCATCCACGCACCTATCCCAATAGCCACCCCTATGACCCCCATAGTCCCGCCAATTATGGCAATCACCCACGGGGCATAACTTCCGCAAGAAGCTAATCGTGACCGGCAGTCTTTGATATCCGTCTCCAGACTCCTAGACCTTTCCAGCAGAATAGTCTTGTCGTCGAACAGGGACTGATTGACGGCGTGCAGATTCTTTTGCTTCTCCTGTAGAAGCCGAACTATCTCCCTAAGATTATCCGACTCGGCTCTAAGGGTATAAAGCTCGTTATCGGCCTTGGCGAGCTGAAGCCAATCACTCAAGAAATAGCACCGGGCCTTTCCCTTAGACCCCAGAGTCATCTCTTCTCCGGGAGGAAGCACTTGGAACCGTACACGGACGGGCTCTTCCGCTCTGGCGGATATAGAAAAGATCAGAGCCAGTAGTACGAGGAAGAAAAACACTGCCCCGAACACCCTACTTGACGAGTATGACGTCGTCCCAATCTGTGACGTGTCTAAGCGACTGCACATACTTCTGATGAGCCATTCTTCTCTCAGACAACTGCCCGGCGATTTTGGATAACTGCGCATCCAACTCCTCCAGTCTTTTTTCTGCCTGCTTGCGTGACTCTTCGTTAACACCCATACGCGCCTCGTAGATGGCCTTCAGCCTTTCATCGTCCACCTCTTTAAGCCTCCTCATGGCCTCCGCTGCGCTCTTCTTGGACAAAAACACCCGGAAGCCTGAAATGGCTAAGATGAGAACAAGAAGAACGATGATTAGGAGCAGCGGAAGGAAAGAGGATGGGCTCCACTTCTTAGCCAGGAGTTGGTTCATCAGTTCCTGGCCCGCTTCCTTCTTCTCTTGTTGGTCCTTCATCCACCTTTCCTTTCGACGGGAACAAGAGCTTAGCGTACTCGTGAACGACTATCGAAAACGGCCCGCAAGCTCCTAGGATGATAGAATCCAACCATGATTCTCCCGCCGCAAGATGGGAGAAGAGAAATACGAACACCCCTATTCCGAGTGTAGAGAAACGTATGACGGTTTTTCCTCTCCCACTTCTGAAGAAAGAGGATGCTAGCTTTGTTAGGCTCAAAAGAACCTTGAATACGGCCGCCAGGAGGGCGAACAGGGCAAGGTTCCTCTTAGTCCTGTCCGCCTCCTTCGTGAGCTTGAAGTATTCGTTCTTAGCCTGAACCAGCTCCTCGGAACTAACGGCACACTCGGCTGGAATACTATCTTCGTATAGTTGATCCCCCGGCTCAGAGTAGGGAGCCTCTGCGCACAATAAGACTAGTAACAGATGAGCACTGAGGATCATTGTTTCTCCTTACGGGTTAGACCGAGGACGACCAACAACTATGACGTTGAAAGCCTTTGATACGTAATCGGCCGTGCTGTGCGAGGACCCATTCCAAGACATTTCATGAAAACTAACCACGGCCCTATTAACCCCGCCAGATTCCGCAATTTTAGCAACGGCAGTAATAGCCCCTCCCGTCACAGAAGATTTCTCGGCAACCGTTACAAGAACAGCCGCATCTATAGAAGGCTCTATATCCATAGTTATAGAGTACTCATAGCCCCCTCCGGTCGAGTTTTTATTGATGTTTGCGATGTTCCAATGGTCGGATGACGAGTACGTGGCGTCTGCGTTGACAAACGCCCTGGCGAATACCGTGTTAAAAGCGTTTCTACCGCACGATTCCTCGGCGGAGGATGGATCGTTGTCGTTTATGGCGTGGAATATTCCTTTTGAAGCATAAACCCCATCCCACTGGTTGGCCCTATTGGCCGGCAAACCTACAAACTGGTTGTCCGTATGAACAGCCATAGGGTGGATGCCGTCTGGACCCAGCTGCCACGTCGCTTTGTTGTTTAGAGTGGCGTAAATAGTATAGGAACCCGTGGATGGTCCCACTTGATAGTCCAGATAGTTTTGGCTCTGGAATTGTATGCGCCTATAGTCCGGTATCCCGGATACTGGTTTCAGCAAAAATCCAGCGTCCCCTACGCACAGAGTGTCGTCTGAGGGGGCCGTAGAAAAACCAACATTAAGGCCGGTTCTAATTATCCCCCCTCCGTTAACATCTAGGGCAGCCGACGGAGCGCTGGTACTAGCAACGGACAGGTTACCGTACAGGTAATTATACGACCCAGCCCGTATAAGAACTCTGCTAGCCCCCGCACTTTTAAGCTCTATAGACCCCGAATCGTTATTAACGCTCTCTCCGTACACTTTAACGGTCTCGTATGTCCCGTTTCCCAGACTTATACCCTGGTACTGAGTAGAGCTTGTAAGAGTCAAAAGCACTGATGGGGTAACGGAACCTCCTATACTAACGTACCCATTGGACGCAATTCTCATTCTCTCAGTAGGGGATGCTGACCCGTCTGAAGAAGTGTAGAACGCTAGCCTAGAAGGCATATCACTCGCGCCTGGAGTTCCGTCTACAAGAGCAGAAATCCACGCCCCGGGATACATGCTTCCGCCGTAAGAACCCTGAAACGCCAAATAACCCAGAGCGTCCCCAGACTGAACGTTGAAGGGTGTTGTTAGTCTAGCCCTCCTAAACGTGACCGACGTAGGCGATGCCCACGCATCATCAGAAGACCCGCCAATTATCGTGTTGTTGGCACTTCCCTCTGTGACAATATGCAGCTTAGCTGCCGGAGCCGCCGTGCCAATACCGACGTTACCGCTTCCAGTTATAAGGGCGTAGCTGTTACTAGAC